GGGCGACACCTACCGCTACTTCGCGGAGGAGTGATCCGGGGGTAGATCCGACGACAACTATCCGCCCGGGGTGCCCCGGGCCGGAGGAGGTGAGAGATGGCAACGATCGACCAACTGCTCGGGGACGGTGGGCAGGGACGAGGGGTCACCCGCGAGAGCGGCGTCGACCCGCTCGTGGACCTGTTCAACGCGACGGTGGACGACCTGACGGAGCTCCGGACGCAGTTCATCGCGCTCCTCACGCAACTGGACACCGAGGGCGGTCTCGGGGGCGGTTACGTGGCCGGGTTCTCCCCGGCGGCGTTGACCCTCGTCAAGGGGAGCTGACCCGCGGGGTTCACCACGTCTCGAGCTCTGAAGGAGGAGTGAGATGAAACAGGTTCTGCTACCGGACCACATTCCGGTCAACAATTACTCGCTGATCGTGGTCGGCGGGCCTCCGAAGCTGGAGTTCACCGAGGTCTCGGGGCTCGAGGAGGAGCTGGAGACGGTGGATCTCCCCGACCGCACGACGGCGTCCGGGGGGAACACCAAGCCGGTCGAGTTCACGGTGATGCACCCGAAGCACCACACGATCGAGGACCTGTTCCTCGAAGCGTGGTTCGCGGAGGGTCAGGATCCGGTCCTCCCGACCTACAAGAAGCCGGCGACCCTGCTCGTCCGATCGATCTCGCGACTCAACACGAGGTCCTACAACATGATCGGACTGTACGTCTCCAAGCGGAAGACGGCGGACCTAGCGATGGAGAACGAGGGCGAGCTGAACGTCACGGAGTGGACGATGAAGTGCGACCGGATCATTCCGGTCTAGTCAAACCCCCCGCGGCGCGCCAACAGACCGAGAGATCGGCAACTGGGGCGGCCGTCCGAGGATCCACGGAACCTCACAACGACCCCCGCTCGGGGGTTCACTTGGAGGCGAACAGATGAGCACCGCGGAACAGAGAGAGAGCAGAGCGATCGCGGCCGAGGCCGCGCAGGCGAGGGAGCTTGCCCAACGCGTGAGCGACGGCGTGCAGAAACGCGCTCACGAGGAGGTGAAGGCCCGGCGGGAGAAGGAGGAATCTCCGAACTTCGACCCGCTCCTGGGGGAGATCCCCCCGGAGCTGGTCGAGCTCGACGGGGCGCCGGTCGAGGAGGAGACGCTCCCGACCCTGCGGGAGGTGGGGAAGGTCCTCCCGATCGGGTTCGTCGACCACACCGGGACGAAGCACCGGGACTTCGAGCTCGCCGAGTGGGACTGGGAGATGGAGGAGAAGCTCGGCGACTTGGCCGAGCAGAACCCGGACATGCCGCTGAATCAGTACGTCTCGGAGGTGATCGGGCACGCGGTGAAGCGGATCGGGTCGGTGGATCTGTCGAGGATGAAGCGCAGTCAGCGCCGACTCCTGGCGCGGTCGCTGTACTTCTCGGACGCTCTGTACCTGTACGTGTGGATCCGGATCGAGGCGCTCGGGCACGGGTTGAGGCTCGACCGCTTCAAGCACCGGTGCGGGAAGTGGATCGACGGGTTCGTCGGGGACCTCCGGACGCTCGAGGTGAAGAGCTACGACGAGATCCCCCGGCGTCGGGTGGTGCTCGAGCACGGGGTGAAGTACGGCGGCGAGCGGCGGACGGTGTTTGTGGTGGGTCCGATCAAGTGGGCCTTTATGGAGGCGGACGACGCTTCGGTGCTGAAGAACTCGGCGAAGTTCAAGGCGGAGACGCTCCGCCAGGGGGTGGTGGAGATCGAGGGGGCCCCGGAGGGCCCGGTGGTGCTGACGACGGAGCACCTTCGGTCGATGAAGCCGCGGGAGATCAACCGGCTCGTGGAGGAGATCGACCAGTGCAACGGCGGGGCGGTGATGGAGGTCGCGGGCGACTGTCCCCACTGCAAGGAGGACTTTCGCTACGCGATCGACTGGTCCTACGACGATTTTTTCGCACCTTCCTCCCACTGAGCACCCGGGCGCAGCTCTGGGAGGAGGAGTTCGCGATCGTCTTGGGATCCGACGGCGCGTTTCGGGCGGGTGACGTTCGGGAGATGACGCCGGAGAAGAGGACTTGGACGTTGCGGCGGATCGTGAAGATGAACGAGGCGCGGAAGCGGGCCTCGAAGCAGAAGCCGCAGATCTGACCCGCGGTCGCCGCGAGGCGTTCCGGGGGAGGAGGACCGGGACGTGAAGAAGTTCGGGCTCGCAGCGATCCTCACCTTTGTGGACAAGGGCGCGTCCCGCGGGATGGGGCGCGTCGGTCGCGTCGCGGCCAACCTCCAGGAGAGATTCAGAGGGATAGGACGGGGCGTCGCGCAGCTCGGCCGAGGGTTGGGGAGCGTCGCGACCTCGCTCCTCCCGGTCTCCGCCGGTTTCGGGTTCATGATCCGGGACGGTATGAAGTTCGAGCAGTCGATGGCGAACCTCAAGGCCGTGACCCTCGACGTGACCGGGAAGGTGACCGCGGGGCTCAAGGGGCTCGCGAAGACGATGGGGGCGACGACCAAGTTCTCGGCGAGCGAGGCGGCGGACGCGATGACCAACCTCGCCCGGGGAGGTCTGAAGGCTCACCAGGTGGCGCAGGCGATCCCCGGGACTCTCGCCGCGGCGGCGGCCGAGGGGATCGACCTCGCGACGGCCGCCGATATGGTCGTCTCGAATATGAAGGGCTTCCACCTGGAGGCGAAGAAGGCCGCGACGGTGGCCGGGTCGCTCGCCCTGGTCTCGGCACGGACCAACACCAACATGGTCAGCCTCCAGGAGGGGATGAAGCTCGCCGCGCCGACGGCGAACCTCGCGGGGTTCGCCTTCAAGGACACGGCCCTGGCGCTCGGATCGCTCGCCGACATCGGACTGAAGGGCACGCTCGCCGGGACGGCGCTCCGCGGAGCGATGTCGCAGATCCTCTCGCCGACCAAGAAGGTCCTGAACGCGATCGGAGGTCGGGCGGGTCTGAACGAGGTGATCCGGAACTCCAAGGGCGAACTGAAACCGATGTCCGAGATCATGCTGGGTTTCGCGGCCAAGCTCCGGAAGATCCCCGACCGGGCGACTCGAGTCGACACGGCGATGAAGGTCTTCGGGAAGCGGGCGGTCGCGGTGATGTCGGCGTTCAACCTGACCGGCGCGGAGCTCGACGAGTTCCGGAAGAAGCAGCTCGAGCTCCAGAAGGAGACCGGTTCGACGGCCGAGATCATGAAGGCGCTCCAGATGAAGACCCTCGGCGGTCAGTTGAAGCTGGTCCGCTCGGCGGTCGAGGCGGTGAACATCGAGCTCTACGGGCTGATCGCGAGCGAGCTTCGGGTCGGGGTGGGCAACTTGGCGGACAACATCGGGAAGCTCTCGCTCGCGCTCCGGGTGGTCCGGGGGGAGAAGTTCGTCGACGAGGAGACGAAGAAACAGGTGAAGCTCCTCCCTCAATCCTTCCTGGAGGCGGCGAGGGGGATCAAGGAGGGCTTCGCGGAGGCGAAGGTGGTCCTGAAGGGGGTGTGGGACACGGTCAAGGGCGTGTTCAAGTCGCTCGGGTTCGGGACCGAGGAGGGGACTCGGGGGACCGCCAAGATGATCACGAAGTTCGCGACGCTCGCCGCGGTCTTCGCGCCCCTGGGGTTGGCGATCGCGGGGGCGACGAAGCTCTTCGGCGGGCTGGCGAACGTCGGGCTCGGGGCGGCGAAGGTGGTCGGGAACACCCTGGCGCTCGCGACGCGAACCGCCGGCGGGGTCCTGGCTACGGTGGGAAGCAAGATCCCGCGAGTCGGCGGACTGCTCGGGAAGCTCGGCGGACTGCTCGGGAAGGCCGGGAGGGTGGCGGAGAAGGCGACGGCGCAGCGGGTTTACGTGGTCAACTTCGACGAAGCGGGGATAGGTGGACTCGGAGGCGGGGCGCTCCCGGGGCAACTCTCGCTTCCCTTCGGGGGAGCGGGGGGCGCCGGCGGGCTCTGGGCGAAGCTCTCGGCGCTCGGGAAGATGCCGGTGGGCGTCGCGTTCGGCAAGGCGATCGCCGGCGCGCGAGGTCTGGCGACGTCCGCGGCGAAGTTGGCGGCGCGCTTCGGACCGGCGGGGATCGCGGTCGCGGCCGCGGGGTACGCGGGGTGGAGGTTCGGCAAGTGGTTGGACCAGAAGTTCGGGATCTCGGACAAGCTGGCCAACAGTTTGTACAACCTCTTCAACGCGAGCGAGAAGGCGGCGAGCAAGCAACGAGTCGCCAACTTCGAGCAGAGCTCGGCGATCTCCAACGCGATCCAGATGGCCAACACCTACGCCAGGCTCTCTCAGAAGGGAGTCAAGACGATCGAGGTCTGGGACGGGGCGCAGAAGAAGCGGGTCGCCCTGACTCAGCAGTTCGCGCAGACGAGGATCTCGGAGTTTCTCCAGAAGCAGAACATGAGCCAAGCGGAGATCAATCGAACGCTCTCGAACCTGGCCGGGACGTTCCGAGGAATCAAGGTGAGGACGCCGGGCGGAGGGGCCGCGGGGGCGCCGAAGATGTCGGAGAAGGTTCGACCGGCTCGGGACGCCTTCGTGACAGGCGGGGGGTTCCTCCCGGTCTCGGCCGGGGACGTACTTCTGGACCGCGCGAGTTTAGCCCAGGCGGTCGTCTCTCAGATGCGAGGAGGTCTGATCGGGCAGGCGGGAGCGGGGACCCTGGGGGGCGGTGACCTCGGGAGGGTGAGTCCGCCGCCGGCGGCTCCGAGCGCGCCGATCACGATCCAGGTCCCGGTGGAGATCGACGGGCGCCAGATCGCGATCGCGGTGGCGGAGGTGCAACTCGACGAGCTCGAGCGGGGCGGCGTGGACCTCGACCCGGGGGTGCGTCGAGACCTGCTCGAGCGGGGCTTCCTCGGAGGTGGCAGATGACCGCGGGAATCGGAGCGAGCGGCGACTGGGCGAAGCTCTGGACGCTGACCGACCTGGACCGGAACGAGGACATCGTCGGCCAGTTCGTCGCCCAGGGGTTGACCAAGAACCTCTCGGCGTCGATCGCTCAGGCGCGCTCCTACAACTCGCAGTACCCGATCCTTCAGTGGGTCGCCGGCGAGCTCGAGACGATCACCTTCACGGCGAAGTTGTGGGCGAAGGACTCCACCGACTTCACGCCGGACGAGCGGCTGGACCGCCTGGAGGACCTGGTTCGACGTCAGGACGACCTGAAGCGGATCCCGATCTGCGCGTTCTCGGTGGGGGACGTGCGAAGCCTATCGGTCGACTGCCTGGTCCGTTCGCTCGGGGGGATCACCTACGACGAGCCGCGGAACGACGGAACGCTCCGCGGAGTGACGCTCCAGATCACCCTCGATCGGTACGAGGCGCTGGAGTTCCAGGCGACGGATCCCACGGTGCCGGAGTCGTTCACGCGGGTTCGGCGAGCGAGGCAGGGGGACCTGTACGAGGACATCGCCCTGGACGAGTACGGGGACCCGGAGCTCGGGATTCTTCTCCGCCAGCTCAACCCGCGGATCCCTGGGATGGACCTCGCCGAGCTCCGCCCGCGGGATCCGGTGCACGTCTTCCCGGAGGAGTACCTGGTGACGCTCGAGGTGGAGCCGGAGTTTCACGCGTTCAAGCGGGGGATCGACCACGAGGCGGCGGAGGAGCGTCGGCGGGAGATCTTCGACGATCGGAGCGGGGACAGTTGGACGACGGCGTTCGCCGACACCGCGGAGGACGAATTCCTGTGACGATAGCTAGGATCTTCTACTTGGTGCGGATCGAGGACGAGACGGGCGTCTCCGGGCGGGGGATCGTGGGTGAGGGGGTGCGCTGGAGCGACGGGTCCGTTTCGATCCGGTGGGTGGGGGCGACGCCGTCCTTCGTCAACTACGAGGGGCTCCCGGAGGACTTGACGCGCCGCGGGGAGGCGCACGCGCGGACGGTGCACGGACACCACGGGAAGACGAAACTGGTCTGGGCGGACGACGAGATCGAGGCGGAGAACGACTGATGGCGACGGTGACCTCGATCGACGCCTACCTGGCGCCCCGGTACCTGATCAAGGTCGAGGAGACGAAGCTCTCGGAGGACGTGACTCGCTTCATCACCGGGGTGGAGTTCACCGAGCAGGAGAACTCGGCGTCCAAGATCTCGATCGGGGTGGCGGACCAGAGCTTTCGGTTCCTGGAGTCCAAGGTCTTCGCCGAGGGGAACAAGGTGGACCTGTGGATGGGTTACGTGGCGCGACCGCTGGAGTTTATGGCACGAGGGGTGATCGTCCGGCCGAACCCGCACTTTCCCCGCGGTGGGATCCCTCGGATGAGGATCGTCGCCCACGACCTCTCGCGCAAGTTGATGAAGGTCGACGACAACGACAAGGGGCGGACCTACCGGAAGAAGCGGGACTCCGAGATCGCGAGTGAGCTCTTCTCCGAAATCGAGGCGGCGCCCTTCGTGTTCGAGACGGCGGACCTGAAGACGCGGACGCGAAAGAAGGGCGTCACGAAGTGGCAGTTCCTCAAGCGGCTCGCGCGGATCAACGACTTCGTCGTTTACCTGAAGTACGACCCGCAGAAGAAGACGAACGTCGGGTACTTCGGGCCGCCGGACCTGGAGGATCAACCGAACAAGTACAAGTTCATCTACGGCACGGGCGAACCGGACGCGACGCTCCTCGACTTCCGACCGGACGTGAGCCTCGCCGGACAGGCGACGAAGCTCGAGATGACCTACACGGACGCGAAGACGCGGAAGACCCGGCGACTCGAGGTGGAGGTGAAGCGCAAGAAGGCGGAGGACACGCTCTTCGTAGACAACAAGAAGCTGAAGCGGGAGATCCCGAACGGGCCGGCGGTGACCTTCACGATCTTCGGCCAGCGGACGCGGACCCTGGTCGGGCGGACCTTCAAGACGCCGGCGGACGCCAAGCGGGCAGCGGCGGCGTGGTTCCAGGGAATCCAGGACGAGTTCGCCCTCGCTTCGGGGTCCGTGGTGGGGGTGTCCGACGTGCGGCGGGGTCAAGTGCACGAACTCGCGGGGATCGGGACTCGACTCTCCGGGGATTGGCACTTCACGAGCGTCACCCACCGGATGCAGGGGAGGTCGCTTTACGAGGTGTCCTTCACGGCGCGGAAGGTGGCCCTGGAGAACGTCCTCGGGTCGGCGAACAACTTCTCGAACGTGAAGCAGAGGGAGGCGACGACGTGAAAAGGGCGGTCTTCCTGGCGAAGGTCCTGAGCAACGAGGACTCCGACAAGCTCGGGGCGGTGAAGGTGCAGGTCAACGACCTGGTCGACGGCGGGGCGCTGGACGACGAGAACCTGACGCCTGGGCGGTACCCGTTCGCCGGCGGAGGCGAGGGTTTCTACTACGCGCCGCAGGTGGGGACGCTCCTGGAGCTCGAGGTCCTGGAGGACGAGGAGGAGGCGGTCGAGAACCTCGATCCGCGGTGGGTGGGGATGCTCTACACCTCGGAGGACGCGATCCCTAGCGAGTTCCAGAGCGACCCGACGAAACGGGGCGGGGTCAAGTTCGGGGACGAGGTCTTCCTCCAGGACAAGAAGAAGGCGTTGACTGCGTTGATCTCCGGGAAGGTGCGGCTAGGCGAGGAGGAAGCGAGTCACCCGCTGGTGAGGGGGGACACGTACAACCAGGAGCTGGAGATCTACCTGACCGGGGAGGGGGCGTACCTGATCGCGGAGAACGCGCTCGCTGGGAACGAGGCCACCTTCTGGGGGGCGATGAAGACGGCGCTCCAAACGTGGCAGGCGTTGACCCCCGGGATCCCGGCGACGACGGACATGCTGATCGCGTTCGCGACGGCGGTCAAGCCGTCGGTGGACAACCTGGCGGCGGGCGGGAGCGCGTGGTCGTCGGCGATCACGGCGTTTCAGGGGGTGGTCACGGCGTTCAAGGGCAAGCTGTCGAGCTGGCTCTCGACCAAGTGCAAGACGGAGTGACGGATGGCCAAGAAAGGAATGGTGCTCCCGGTGAGGGTGACGAAGAAGGGCGGGGCGGCGACGACCGAGGGGACCGACTACACGGAGCAGACTATCGCGGCGGGGTTGACGCCGAACGTCTCGAAGAACCCCTTCCAGGCCGGGCAGGGGGTCGAGATCGGGATCTCCGAGCGGTTCGTGTTCGCGAACAACGCGCCGGGGGCGCAAGCGGGGGCACGGAGGCAGATCAACCAGTTCTTCAAGCGGTTGCGGCTCGCGGGGATCGCGCGTCTGGCGCCCGGGCGGGACGGGTTGAGATTCAACGACGAGGGCGCCGAGCTGGTCGCTCGGTTGAAGTACATCGACCTGGAGGCGGACAAGGAGGGCGAGCTGGTCACGAACCTGAAGGACGCCCTCCGGACCGCCCCATCGGTCAACTCCAGCGGTGGTTGAAGATGAGCGAAGACGAGAAAACGGTGGTCACGAATCCGGAGGCGATGGACGCGCACCTCGATTGCGTTCGAAAGCAAGACGAGATCCTGAAGAAGCTCGACGAGCACGACGTCGCGATCAAACGGATCGAGCGGACTCACAAGGTGATCGCCACCGAGCTGAAGGGGATCCACGCGTCGCAAGTGGAGATCAACAAGCTGGTCGTGGCGCTCCACGCGATGTGGACGCGGCTGGACTGCGTCCGGGGAACTCGGAAGACGCCGTCGACCGAGGTCCTCGCGGTGGCCGAGGACTTGAAGGAGGGCTAGACAGTGTCGACCACGAAGATAATCGTCCCGGACTTTCAGTTCTCAGGATTCTATTACGCCGAAATTCTCAGAAGAGTTCGGCTCTACAACCGGGTGTACGCGCCGGAGATCACCTCCGAGGTCGCCGAGGAGCCCTTCATCCAGCTCGAGCGGGCGTTCGCCCTGGTCGGGCACCTGAACAACGTCCTCCTCGACCTGGCGGCGAACGAGAACCTCCTGGAGACGGCGAAGCTCCAGGACTCGGTCCGACTCCTGCTCGAGCTGATCGACTTCCAGCTTCGGGATTACTCGCCATCGACGGTCGAGCTCCTGGCGGAGTTGACGCAAGTTCCGACGAGCTCGGTCCGGATCCTGGAGGCGGACTCCCTGTTCGAGACGGAGCGGGAGAACGACTCGGACCCGATCCCCTTCGAGAACGTGGACGAAGCCTACGACGTCGGACCATCGAACCAGGTGGACGGGGTCTTCGGGCTCGAGTACGACCGAGACGGGACGGACGGGGCGTCGGTGGTCGGGGACCCGGACGCCTTCGAGTCCGCGGCGATGGCGGTGAGCTCGCTCGACGTGGGGAAGCAACTCCAGGTCAGTGGGTCGATCCTGGGGAACAACGGGACGTTTCGGATCGCGGAGATCCTCCAGACCGGGGCGACCTCGAAGGTCCGCCTGGAAGCCACCCTCGGCGGCGACACGCCGCTGTTCATCTTCGAGACGGGTCTGTCGTGGACGATCCGGGCCTGGACCGCCAACGGGGCGAGCGACGTCAACTCGGCCGGGGCTCCGACGTTCTCGCCCTGGGCGGACGGGCCGGACGAGGGGGACCTCCTCTACGTCGGGAGCTCCCACGTGATGTGGGATCGAATGGACTTCACCTTCGTGGGGGCCGCCGCCAACTTCTCTGGGGTCTGGGAGTACTACGACCCGGACCTCGGGGACGAGACGCCGGACGACGTCACGAACCTGGGGACGCAGCTCCGCTTCGATCTGACCACCCTCCTGGGGAGCTCGGATCTCCACGGGGCGGTGGTCAAGGTGACGTACCTCCCGACCGGGGTCTTCGAGGAGCTCGAGAGCACCTGGATCGGGCCGGGGAACGCGGTCACGACCTCGGCGTTCCTCGGGCAGTCGGGGACGCCCTCGGAGGATCCGGAGGACTACTCGGTCGGGGTTGCGTGGAACCCCTTCCTCACCTTCACGGCGAACGAGATCGGCGAGCTGGACACGGACGGGAAGGTCGAGTTCGAGCTCCCTCAGACGATACTGAAGAACTGGCAGAAGGTTACGGTGGAGGACGTCGAGGGCTTCTACCTGCGCTACCGCGTGGTGGACGCGAGTGGCTCGGGGGCGGAGCCGGAGATCGACACGATCCTGATCGACGAGGGGTCTCAGTACGTCCTGATCGACGCGACGCAGGGCGAGACGGTGGACAACGAGCCGACGGTCTCCTCGAACGGTCAACCGAGCCAGGAGTTCGAGCTCCAGTCGACCCCGGGTCTCCGGGACACGGTCGAGTGTTACGTCGACGAGGGCGGCGGCGAGGTGGAGTGGACGAACCTCACGGCGCTCGGGAAGTCCCTCCTGACCTCGGGGAGCAAGGACCGCCACTTCACGGTGAAGCAGGACTCCCTCGGGACCTTGAAGGTGAAGTTCGGGGACGGAACCAGGGGCAAGATCCCGCCGCTCGGGACGGACAACGTCCGGTTCGTCTACCGGATCAACGCGTCCGACGACGGGAACGTGGGGTCCGACACGATCACGGTCAACGCGGAGGGGGCGGCGTTCCTGAAGTCGGTCACCAACCCGCGGCCGGCGAGCGGCTGGAGGGAGGCGGACGGCGCCTCGGACGAGTCCCTCGCCCTGGTCAAGGAGGAGGGCCCGGCGTCCCTGCGAACCGGAAACCGCGCCTCCGCGCCCTCCGATTACGAGGACCTGGCCCTGGCGTTCGAGACGACCGCGGGCACGCGTCCGATCGTCCGGGCGAAGGCGATCGAGGAGGGCTTCGGGCCCAAGACGATCATGCTCGTCGTGGTCGGGACGAACGGGGTCTCGATCTCCAACTCGGTCAAGGAGGAACTCGAGGAGTACTTCAACGGGAACGACTCCACCGGGGTGGAGGGCGTGGGTCAGCAGAACGTCGAGACGACGGTGATCAACTTCACGCCGCGCTTGATCCCGGTTACGATGAGCGTCGAGGCCAACTCGGCGTTGACCGAGACCCTCGTGAAGACGCGGCTCGCCTCGCTCCTCAACCCGACCTCGAAGACGTCCGACGGGACGAAGTTCGTGTGGTCGTTCGGCGGGCGGGTGCCCAACTCGAGAATCGGGTCGGAGGTCTTTCAGATCTCCCCGGGGAACTGCTTCGACGTGGACATCTCGATCCCGAGCGAGGACAACGAGCTCCTGGAGACCGAGCTCCCGATGCTGGACTCGGACAACGTGTTCGTTTCGATCGTGGCTCCGAGCACGTAGGAGGGGGATATGACTCTGAACCGAAGCGGAAGACACCTGATCGCGGACGGCGTGGCGCCCTCTGAGGTGCTGCGGGACAAGGCGACGCTCGAGCTCCTCCTCCTGGAGGTCGCCAAAGTCGCTGAGATGCAGGTGATCGACCTGGATCTCTACGACGTCCCGGAGGATCCGACGGCGCTCGGGGAGGAGAAGTTCAGGGACCCGGGAGGGATCACGGGTTACGCGGTTCTGACCACTTCGCACGCGTCGATCCACACGTTTCCGCCGAGCGGGGAGTTCCGGTTCGACCTGTACTCCTGCAAAGACTTCGAGGTCGGGGCGGTGCTCCGGACGCTCTGCGGGGTGCTCCGCGCGAAGGATATCGTGACCACCGACCGGGCTCGATAGGAGGGTTTAAATGAGCGACAAGTTCCAGAACGGACTCCACCTCCCGACGATCGCGTCGCAGCAGACGGGCCGGGCGATCTGCCGGTGGCTCTTCGAGTGGGCGACTCTGGTCCTCGGGTGGACGGACCTCGACAAGTCGGGCTCGAAGTGGGACAACCACGTCGCCACGGGGTCGGACGGTCAGTCGGTCTCGGGGTACGTCAACCGCTTCTCGATCGGGACGGACGCTCACGACTTCTCGGGCTCGGACGTGGGGGCCTACCTCACGATCCCGGGGATCACGCCGGTGGGGTTCGCTGGGATCTACCGGATCACGCGCGTGCTCACGACGAAGATCGTGGAGATCGACTACCAGTACTCGGTCCACTGCGCGGGGATCCCCTGCAACCTCACCGGGTTGAACTGGTACCTCTGGCGGAACGAGGACGCCTACCTCCCCGACGCGACCGACTGGTTCGTGCTCGTGGGGACGGGGACGACCGGTTCGGGGTACTCCTTCCACCTGCGGGTCGAGGTGGACGCCTACGGGACCAACACCCTCGGACTCCCGAAGTTTCAGCTCTCGCCGTTCGCGAGCTGGGACGACACCGGGCACGCCTGGACCGACTCGCGCTACATCTCCGAGCTGGCGTGGGCGAACTACTACAACTCGATCGACAACCAACCGAGCGCGAGGATCTGGGCGGCCGGGGACACCGACCGTATGGTCCTGATGGTGCGCTTCGAGCGTCACGGGGAGACCTACGACAACGGCTATTACTGCTGGCACTTCCTCTACCTCGGGGAGATCGACACCTTCCACGCGTCGCAGGACGCCAAGCCGTGCGTGCTCTGGGAGGGGTCGAATTACTGCAACATCGACCCCGGGGAGGACGACGCACGGATCCTCGGGTACGACGCCCAGGGGAACCTGAACGGTCGCGGGAAGTGGCTCACTTACGACGACGTGACCACGGTGGACGGTCACCTGATGCTCGCGCACGTGCCGACGAACGACAACCTCCACTGGATGAGCCAGCGACGCCGGCGCTACTCGGCGTTGACCGGGGACCGGTTGATCTCCGACCTGATCTGTGAGTGCCGGGATTCCTCCTACCAGGAGCTCCGCGGGAAACTCCGGCGGGTGTGGGCGACCGGTCGGGAGCACGCGCGGGTCGAGCCCTTCGGGTTGAACAACGAGTACCTCCACCTGATCGGGGGGATGACGATCCCCTGGAACGGGAGCCGGTGCTTCTACGTGAGGTGACGGGATGAGCAGACGATACCAGAACGGGATCTACCTCGAGAAGACGGCGAGCAACGTCGGGGCGGCGCTCTGCCGGTGGATCGTGGAGTTCCTCCAGGTGGCGGGATGGACGATCCACGACGAGGCGGTGGGGTCCAAGTGGTCCAACTACTACGCGACCGGGAGCGCCTCCGCCCTCACCTCCGACGCGGAGACGATCGTCGTCACCTCCCCGGGGTACGCCTTCACGGTCGCGGACGTCGACCGCTACCTGATCCTGACCGGATTCACGGACGAGACGGAGGACGGGGTCTATCGGATCCTGGAGCTCGTCGCGGTCGCGGGGAACGACTACACCCTGAAGATCGACCGGAGGATGGGGCCTCACTCAGACGGCTTCACGGCGGCCGAGACGGTGGACTGGAAGCTCTGGGGAACCGAGGACGCCTACACCCCGGACGCCTTGGACGTGGTCGTGCTGACCGGGAAGGGAACCACGGGGGCGGGAGCGACGGCGGGGATCGGGGTCGGGGACGATATCGCGATGGCGGGGTCGGTGGCGACGCTTACGGACGCCAGCGCCAACTTTCAGACGTCGGACGTGGGGAAGGAGATCACGGTCTCGGGAGCCACGAACCCGGGGAACAACGGGACGTTCACGATCGCGTCTCGGGTCTCCGCCACCCAGATCACCTACACGAACGCCTCGGGCGTCAACGAGACTTCGACGTTCGACTGGGCGATCACCTACGATTACCACCTGAAGATCGAGGTGGACTCGACCTCGCGGAGCCGGTACCCCAAGTTCGAGATGAGCCCGTTCGGATCCTGGGACAACGGGTCGCACGTCTGGACCGACTCGAGGTACACCTCCGAGACCTATCACGGGGACTGGACCGACGGTCAGAGTCGAGTGATCTGCTGGGCGGAGGCGGACGAGTATCACCTCTCCCTGATCCACCGGGGGTGGAAGTTTCCCGACTACGGTTATATGGCCTGGTTCTACACCTTGATCGGGGAGATCGACGCGTTCTACCCCGACCGGGACCCGCGGCCGGTGATCGTGGGGGCGGGGCGGTACCGGTACCCCGGCTACGATCCGATCGGTCCGAACCAGTACGGGACGCACACCTGGCACGACGGGATCGTGGGGCTCTCCTACGACGAGACCACGACCCTGACCTACTTTCTCAACGCGCCGGTGGTCCCGACCAACACGAACGACTGGAACTGGATGGCGAACCACCGACGGCGGTGGAGTCAGTTCAGCGGGAAGCAGTACCGCTCGCACGTCGTCCTCGAGTCCCGGACGACCGGTCACATGGAGTACCGCGGAACGCTCCGGGACGTCTTCTACACGAACTTTCACACCCAGCATCTCGGGCTCTTCAAGGTGGGGTCGGACTGGTGGGTCCACGTCGCCGGCGGGCTCGTGATCCCGTGGAACGGGGCCCGGAACTGGTTCCCGTACACGAGCTGGGATTCGGCCGGAGGAGGTTGATCGATGGCTAGCAGGTGGCTTCGGCGCTTCTCGTTCAACACGGAGCGTCTCTACAACGACTCTCTGAAGGGTTGGCCCGCCAAGGCGTTCGCGTGTTTCGTCCGGTACGTCCTGGGGTTCACTTTCCAGGCGGAGAACTACTCGGGGGCGGAGAGCTGGACGACGACGGTCAAGAACGGGACGAACGGGGCGCTCTCCGGGACGGACTTCCTCTTCACGGATGCGACGGCGGCGTCGTTCGTTCAGGCGGACTTTCAGCGGTGGATCCTGATCGAGGACAACACCAACCCGGAGAACTCCGGGATGTATCTGATCAAGCGGGTGGTGAGTTCCTTGGTCGTGGAGATCGACTTCGCGACGGCGCCCACCGAGTTCCCGACCGCGGCGAGCTCGCTGAACTGGTGGATCGTCGGAGAGGACCAGGAGCTCCCGAGCTCGAACGACTGGGTGCGTCTCCAGTCGAGGCATACGACGGGGTGGGCGATCCAGATCCTCCACTACGAGGGATTTTACTTCGAGATGCAGTTCAAGGTGTCCGTCGACGGGCAGTGGGCGACGACCGGGAAGGTGCTCGGGGACGCCAGCGGGGACTCGCCGCTCTTCTCGTTCAGTCACTCCAACGGGAGCGCCTGGGACAAGCTCTACGTGGAGGCGGACTACGACGGGGAATGGTTCCACTGCTGGAGGACGCAGCAGGACAACGGGCGAGTGGAGCTCGAGCCGAGCTCGGTGGGGTTCATCGTCGCCCGAATCACCGAGACCGAGAGCGGACGGGTGGACGACGAGAAGCTGGTCTTCTGCGGGTCGAACGGGGCGGGGTCGTTGGGGCCACCCTACGACCTCTTCTCTCGCGGGTACGATTCGGGCTTCGAGAAGTACGTCGGTATGGCCCGCTACTGGGACGAGTTGTCGCAGTCGCAGCAACTCGCCTTCATGGTGGACGTGAGCTCGGCGGGGTACGCGGACTCGTTCGTGAACGAGAACCTCTTCGACGTGATTCACCACAACCGGAGGATCGGGAGCAAGCTCGAGCTCTTCGAGGGGACGTACCTGATCGCGGACCCGCAGAACTACGACAACCGGTACGCGCTCCTCGGGAAGATGACCGGACACTGGACGACGAGGGCGTTCCCGACCGACCCTCATATCGACTGGAGGTACGGCTACCGCGAGGCGCACGCGCTCGCGGTGCTCTCGGTCGGGGGGACCCGAAACCGGATGATGGTCCAGGACGGGATCGTGGTCCGCTGGCCGGGATACTCGAACGGGGAGGTGTGAGATGAGCTCGACCTGGCTCAGAGAGATCAAGGACAGCAACTCGGGGGCGGGGACGGGGGCGCCCTTCTTGGTGAGGTGTCTCGCCTACTTCCTGACCGAGATCTGCGGATTCACGGACTACGTCAACGGGTCGTCGGACGAGGACTTCAAGACGGAGGAGGCGAGCGGGACGAACGGGGAGTTCAACATCTCGGGGACGGACAAGGACTTCCGGGACACGGTGGCGTCGGGGTTCACGGCGGGGATGGTGAACGCGTGGCTCGTGGTGGCGGATGCGAACCGCTTGAACGCGGGGATCTACCTGATCACGGGGTACACGGACGCGACGCGGATCACGGTGGACTTCCGCTCGGGCGCGGCGGAGTACCCGGCGCAGACGACGGGGGTCTCGTGGTGGGTGATTTCGGGGACGCCGGCGGCGGCGACGGGAACGATCACGGGGAAGGACGGGACGACGGTCTCCGACGGGGACTGGATCCGGGTGGACGACGGCGACACGATCAACGACGCGAAGGTGGTGATCTTCTCGCGGCAGGACCCCGGGACGTACTCCCCGAACCAGTGGAGGGGCGGGGTGATCGCGGAGGAACCCTTCGAGTTCTACAACGACCTTGTGGGGAAGGTGCTGAACTTCTCGGTCGGCGGGGTCTCGAAGGTGTGCACCTTCACGGGAAGTTCGCCGCTCACGGGGGCGCAGATCGTCTCGCAGATCAACGCGGCGGCGGGACAGACGGTGTGCCACCTCTCGACCTCGAAGGGGTACGAGGACTCGAACGGGAAGCACCTCACGTGGAGGACCTACCTCGGGAGCGTCTGGGGAAAGCCGAACGACCCGCCGAGCTCGGACGGGAACAACGTCACGCTGACCTACAGCGGGAGCACGGCGTGGACCGAGCTCGGGCTGACCGGGACGGGGGACAAGAACAACCCGAGCCTGGCGCAGGACCACTACGCGGTGGACAACGTGGCGGACCCGGACTACGACGACGCCTCCGAGATCGCGGAGATGATCAAGAACTCGTACAACGGTCACAACTGGCTGTCGGCGAATCGCTCGGGCTCGACGGTGAACCTCTCGAACGACTACGACGGGGCGCACGGGAACAAGACGATCGAGAGCTCCCGGTTCGGGGTCTCCGGGATGAGCGGCGGTACGATGGGGTCGATGGACGGGAACTTCTTCCGGTGTCGGACGCCGCACGCCAACGGATGGGAGGTGGAGGTCGCCTACCGCGGGAGCGCGGAGGGTGGGTACCAGCACCTGGAGTTCCGGGTCTCGACCAACGCGGACTGGACTCCGGGGTCGGGGAAGGTGATCGGGCCGGTGAAGTTCGGGGCGGACGCCTCCAACGACCTCTGGCTCTACGCGTTCGGGGACGACGCCGGCGAGTACCTCACGGTGGCGGTTCACAACGACACGGGGGGTCAGTACCTGGGGGCGATCGTTTCGAACTTGATCCCGGCGGACTACGGGCTCGCGACGGCGGAGCAGGTGGCTCTGATGGGGTGCAAGGGGTCGGATTACGAGGCGACGGAGGACCGGTTCAACCGGGGGTACGACGTCGAGGGCCGGAACGTCGGGCACGGGTACCAGTGGTGGGACCGCGCCGGGCAAGTGGACCTCTGGATGGCGGACCTGAGCGCCTCGGGGTACTCGGACACGCTGACGCAGTGGAGCTCGAGGGAGAGCAACGCGCGGCGCTCGAACGCGTCGGGCTTCACCCAGGAGGACGTGATCGCCGGGACCTACGTGATCGCGGACCCGCAGAACGAGAACAACCTGTACAGCATCGTCGGGAAGATCTCCGGACTTTACTCGGTGCGCGAGGGGATCGGGGACCGGACGACGTTCGACGAGGCGAGCTCGGGGGCGTCGGACTTCATTCACTTCAGGGACGGGATCGCCTTCGAGTGGCCCGAGGTGACGCCGCAGCACTGAGAGGCTTAGATGACCTGGACCGGAAAAACCTCGACCTTCGACGTCGCCACCCTGGATCGCCAGGGTGAGGTCCCCCTGTGGGGGGACGAGTACGTCGAGGAGACGATCGCGAGTTACCTCTTCGTCGGGGACCTGGAGCGGCAGGGGGAGGTCCCGATCTGGTCGGAGTACGTGGGGGAGGCGACGAGCTTCTCGATCGAGCGAGTTCCGACTCCGGAGACCAACCCCTACGTGATCACGGCGAGCTTGGCGCCTTACGCCGGCGAGACGGAGGTGGATCCGCAGGGGCTCTCGCTGGTGATTCCGCTCGGGGACATCGTGCCGGAGACGGAGAAGCGGGGGGTGAACGTCCTGGGGGAGACCCACGCGGACGTGGAGTCGATCGGGGTCGAGGACACCCTGGTGAAGGTCTCAGTGGACGACGGGGGCGGCGGGGGGTGGTTGTCGGTCTACGAGAACGGGGCCGCTCAGAACGGCTGGAGCGCCTCGAAGCCGGCGAACGACGAGTACGGCTTCGACTACGAGCTGACGCCGCCGAGCGACCTCCCGGACGACTCCCTGATCAGCGTTCGGGTGGAGGTCTGGGACGGGCTCCGGTTCTTCGAGTGCTACTCCTACACCTTCGAGACGAAGGAGCTCGACTCGACGCCGCCCTACGTGACGGACCAGGACCCGGCGGCGGGCTCGACGGACGTCCCGCGGGACGGGCCCTTCGAGTTCGCGGTGGGGGACAACGTCGGGGTGGTGTTGATCAAGGTCTACTGGGACGGGCAGGAGATCTACGACGGCTCGAGCTGGGACGCGGCGTGGTCGGGGAGCGTCATCGACCCGAACGCGATCAACGGTTACAACGTCTCGCTGGTCCCGACCGACCCGGTCGACGGGTCCTCGACGTTCCTGGTCCAGGTCTACGTCGAGGACGCGATGGGGTTGAGCGCGACGGAGAGCTGGAGCTTCACGACGGAGGCCGAGTTCTCGTGGGACATCTGGCGGTTCCTGATGCAGTCTATGAGGGACCTGGATCGTCACTACGGGGACCTGCTCGTCTGGCGGTGGCTCCGCGGGCCTCAGAAGGAGTGGGAGGCGACCTACGCGCGGATCAAGTCCCTGATGAAGATCAACGACCCGGCGGAGACGCCGGCGGACGCGCTCCAGTACCTGAAGTGGATCGTAGGTTTGACCTCGAAGCTGGACTACCTGACCGGAGGGCTGGCGGAAGCGGACCTCCGGCGCTTGATCTCGATCGCGGCGCGGATGTGGAAGTACAAGGGGACGTCGAAAGGTCTGGTCGAGACGCTCGAGTCGATGAGCGCGAAGCAGGTCCGGACGTTGAATTGGTTCCACTTCCGGGTGCTGATCGAGGAGATGGAGATCGGTCACGCCGAGCTCTACCCGGACGTGTGGCTCCTGGACGAGCCGGGGATGAGTCCCTCGACGTACCCCGACGCGCTGGAGGTCGACGGGGTGCTCGAGATGGACCTCCTACCCTCGGCGGACGATCCGGGGTGGACGTACCACGCGGTGAACGGTGGGGCGGAGGGGACGCACTTCTCGCTCTCGGCGGGGCGGCTCTACCACGACCAACACGTGGGGAACGACGAGGGAGGTTACTACACGCGGGAGGACGCCGCGCTGGACCCGACGGCGGCGGAGTTCGGGGCGAGGTGGACGGGGACCGACGTGGTCTCCCTGAACGGGCGCCCGTGGAGGATCGGGCTCGGGGACGGGGTGAGGGAGTACTTCCTCCAGTGGTCGGACGTGACGGTCGCTCTGGTGGACGCCGGAGGAACGGTGCGAGCCGGTCCGATCAACTACCGGTTCGTGGCGGGGGAGACGTACCGGATGAGGATCCAGCGGACGGGGACCTACGTCAAGGCGTCGATCAACGGGATCGACGTGTTCGGAAACGTGAACGCGTCGACGTTCGCGGCGAGCGCCTGGTCGGGGTACACCTTCGGTTACAACGACGTCTCGGCGGTGCAGACCTGGGGAGTGCACTGGGACGACGTCGGGCCGCTCCCGACCCTGGACTTCGACCTCTCGACGCTCCTCGGGACGACGGAGGCGGTCCCCCACCGGGTGCGGGTGAAGTACGTCCCGAAGAACGTGGTCCGGACGGTCTACTCCTTCTGGGACGGGAGCGCGAACCGGTGCCACGTGACGGACGGGTTCGGGCTGCCGGCGCCGCTCTCGACGGACACGCTGAACGATTTCCGGGTCGGGGTGGACCCCGACGAGTTCTGCTCGGACGTGCGGGTGGTGGACGACGGGGACGTCGACCGCGACCTGATCGAGAACCTGGTTCGGGTGATGAGGCCGGCGAACGAGCGTATCTTCGTCCGGTGGCTCGCCTTTCAGGACAAGTTCAAGCGGTCGGGGGCGTGGCTCACGGTGAGCGGGACTCCGGTCGAGGACTTCGACGCGGGGGAGATCACGCTTCCGGCGGGGTGCGTGTTCAAGACGGACGCGAACCTCGACGCGAACTGGACGAACCTCACGGCGTGGATCCAGGTGAAGTTCTCGGACGTGCCGGGCGGTCGATGCGAGCTCCGCTTCGACTACCTCGACGAGGACAACTTTCACGCGATCGGTTTCGACCCGCTGGGGGCGAACCGGAAGGTCTACCTGGACAAGGTGATCGGGGGCGTGCGGACCGAGCTCGACTCGCGGGTCTACCCGGCGAACTTCCGGGAGGATATCTACTACAATCTGATGGTACAGACCGAGATAGTCGCCGGTCCGACGCTCCTGATCAAGGGGTTCCTGGACGGCGACAAGGTGCTCGAGGCGACGAACGACGAGAGACACGAGGGGAAGCTGGCGATCGCGTCGTTGACCGGGCAGGAGGCGACGTGCAGACTGGTGGACGTCTCGGTCTGCCCCCACGAGTACGCTCGGATCGGACCGCCGCCGGACGGGGATCCACCGGATTCCAACGAGTGCGCGGAGTGGCCTTAAAGGAGGGCTGAATGTCGACGGGTGAAGAGAGAACCTACTTCGAGGACAAGCGGAACCTCGGTCAACAGCGGATAAAGGACACCTTCTTCGACTACCTCGAGCTCCGGCTCCGGGAGATCTCTCAGCGGGTCTGGGGGAGTCAACGGGGTTGCTTCGGGTCGTGCTCGATCGTCTCCGGGGGAACGGACCGATTCACGGTCTCGAACCTCCCGAAGGACTGGCTCGACGGCGACGGGAACATCTTGACGCTGGACGGGGCGGACGGGACGGCGATTTACTTCGAGAACTCGCTCGGGGTCCCCTACTACGTGGCGGTGCGTCACTGCCTGGTCCCGGACGGGGTTCTTCGGAACCCGCGGATCTCGTCGGCGATGTTCTACGACGTGGAGGTGGACGCGATCGGCGAGGTGGACGAGCCGGACGCGGTGACGGAGGCGAGCGGGCAGCTCACGATCCAGGTGGACTCGGTCTTCGAGTCCGGGGTGACGCACGCCGGGCGGCTGGCGACGGTTTGGCTCCGCCGGGCGAAGACGATCGACGACTCGGTCGCGATCGAGCGGAACCTCCTGGTTCAGTGGGACGGGTCGAAGAACTACGTCCAGACGGCGGGGCTCCTGGGGCAGGCGAGCGGGGCGGCGTCGACCGACGTCGCGGACTACCAGGTCCACGCCCAGGGGGTGACGGTGCGGAAGACGGACCTTCGGTCGACCTCGCCCTACGCGTTCGTGGGGATCGTGACCGGCGGGGGCGCGGGAAACGTCCCCGGTGGGTACTCGGTGATCGACCAGGTGGACGTCTCCGACGGGATCAACCCGGACCTCCAGGAAGCCTACACCTCGGGTCGGACGATCACCCCGAGCTCGACCTACGGCGGGGCGGTGCGGATCCAGAGCTCGGACTCCGGCGACTCGATGAATTCCCTCCTGGTCCTCGACCGGAAGGGGGCGACCGAGGGCGCTCCGCTCTCGCTGACCCTGATCAACGAGCGCCAGACGGGGGTCGCGCTCTGCAACCTGACGCCGATCGTCCACTCCACGGTGCTCCAGGAGGACGAACCGGGGACGACCGGGGCGGCGGGTACGGTGAACCTGACCCGCGGGGGAGCGGACGCGGTGACCGCGAACGTGGACGAGGACGCCGACTTCGTCCTCCTGTGGGACTTCGCGACGAGCGGGATGAACCGACTCTACAAGATCACCTCGATCGCGGCGGCGGTCCTGACTCTCGAGAACCTGGACGGATCGGCGGTGACCACGCCCTGGGGGAGCTCCGAGACGGGGAACGTCTCGATCCTCCGGGCGGTGATGGCCAGCGGGGAGTCGATCGCGGCGGACCAGCACAAGGCGGTTACCCGGGCCCTGACGCTCACCGGCGGGAACGTGGAGGGTGCTCCGGCGCCGCTCCGGATCTACGGGCGGAACTCCTCGGACGCCGCGGAGTTCATGAGCAACGCCGGCGACGAGGTCCACGGGAGGATCACGAAGCACGGCACGATCCGGGTTACCTCCCTGGCGGAGACCGGTGGGCCGAGGAACAGTCTCTTGACCCTGAGCAAGTACGGGTCGAGCGACTACGGCCAGTTTATGATGCTGGCCGAGATGGGCGACGTCTCGGCGATCCCGATCGCGTGCGTCCAGCCGATCAACTCCGGGACGGACCTCCTGAACGAGGAGACGGACTGCACCCTCTCGACGTCGAGCTGGACGCTCACCCTGAACCGCTCGGGGGTGGATCTGGAGGCGCTCGCTCTTCGTCTGAACGCGAAGATGCACCTCGTGTGGGTGTTCGACGCGGACGACGAGTCGGACGAGGGGCTGTACGTGATCGACGCCTTCACGACGAACACGTTCGATCTCCGACGTCTCGACGGGATCGCGAAGACTTTCGTGGGGGGTTCGTGCAAGTGCAGCGTTCTGATGCCGCGCTTCACGGTGGCCAACTCGGCGCCGTTCGGGGGAGGCAACGCGGAGTGGTGGCAGGGGACGATCCTCACCCTCCAGGACGGACAGCGGAACGCCGCGGATCTCCGGATCCTGACCGAGGCCGGGAAGATCGTGGTCTACGACCACTCGAAGTCGGGGGCGTCGCAGTACTACGAGCCGCGCGAGATGATCGTGATCGACCCGAGCAAGGTCGGAGCCGACCCGATCGACTGGCCGATCAAGTTCCTGCGGTCGGTCCTGATCAACGGCGGGGTGGCGACCGGGGCGACCGGTGAGGAGGACTACTACTCGCGCGACGGGCTCCGGATCTACAACGCCGGCGGGCTGCTCTCCGACCGGGACACGGCGTTCGCCCTGGTCGTGGATTACGGCTTCCCGGAGTTGATCCCGACGCAGCACACCTGGCCGACGTTCGCGGTCCAGACCAACGGCGCGGTGGATCGAGGTCCCCACTTCCGGGACGACTTCCTGACCTACCCGCGGACGGGGAGTCCCTTCACCTCCCTCGGACCCTACTACACCAACTTCGTGGGGGGTGGGAGCGCCTACGTTCGGGACGTCACGGACGGAGCTGGGTTCGGGCACGGGTGCGTCGAGCTGATCACGGGGACCTCGATCTCGGACGTCGCGGAAATGGGGCTGGATCTCCTCCCCTGCAACGTGGACAGCGACCACGACTTCCGGTGGATGTACCGCTCGAGGGTCAAGGTCTCCTCGTTCACCGACATGCAACTCGTCCACGGCTTCTACCAGAACAGCGGCGGGAGCAACCGGAGGTGGTACTTCGTCCTCAACTACGCCGGCGACCCGATCGGAACGTGGCGCGGCGGGTGGCTCGAGCCTCCCTCGAGTTGGTACGTCACCGACCCGATCTGCGGACTGTCGGTCGATGAGTACCAGTGGTTCGAGATCGAGATCACCGGGACGATGGCGTTTTGGACGATCGAGAAGAAGAACCACGTCGCCAACTCCTACGGGGGCGAGTCGGGTTTCCACGCCTCGCTCGCGGGGGACCCCGCGATGGTGGCGCCGTCGATCTGGCTCCAGACGCAGGCCGCGGCGGCTAAGAACGTGGTCCTGGATTACTGGGAGTTCTGGGACAAGGAGGCGGTGGTCGGTAGGTTCGGGAACTCCCACAACTTGCAGCACCCCTGATCGGAGGACGAGATGATTCAAACCTTCACGGTGCCCTGCGACGGGCACGACTTCGAGGTCGAGATCCCCCTGGAGGACCTCCGGGAGCTCCGTCGGCGGGGCACGAGGTCGATCCACAACGCGTTGTGTCCCACCTGCGCGCGGCGAGTCAAGCTCTCGGTCTCCGCTCTGCTCGACGCCGTCGACCACGCCGAGCGGGAGGTCCTCCCGGTCGCGCTCGAGGAGTCGAAGGTGGAGCGGATCGAGAACGGGAAGCCCGTCGAGCGGGTCGAGGGCCTGGCGAAGCGGGTGATCGAGAAGGTCGCCGCGAAGAAGCTGTCGATCCCGACCGGGGCGGCGCCCACCTCGGACCCGTCGGCGTCGAGTCTCCCGGAGTCGACGCGCCCGGCGCGCCCGGCCGCCACCCTCGCGCCGGTCACCCCGGACACCGAGAACGTGAGCACCTGCGGGGAACACGCCCCGCAGTGACCAACTTTCGAAAAGGAGAGTGAAATGACTCGTAAAATTGCACAAATTCTGGTTATCGTGACCGCTCTTAGCTTAGCCGCACCTATCCTAGCCGCCCCGGACGTGGGAACCGCTACCCAACCCGCGGCCGGGGCGGTCGTGGATTCGGGCGCTCCGGCGCCGTCGGCGCCCGCCACGACGCCCGCGGCGCCTCACGTGGGCGAGAGCACCACCGCGCCGGCGACCGCCCCTGCGGCCGCTCAGGAGCCCACACAAACCTGGTGGCAGGCGCTGCTCTACGACGTGATCTTCAAGCTGGTGGTGCCGATTCTGATCCCGGTTCTGTCGGTCCTCGTCTTCTGGCTTCTGCGGAAGATGGGTCTGAAAGTCGAACTCGAGACGCTCGACGGGATCGCGGACAAGGCGGCGACCTACGCGGAGAAGAAGGGAGCCGCTTACCTCAGAGAGAAGGGGGTGAAGAGCGACGGGGCCAAGAAGGAGGAGTGGGCCTGGGAGTTCGTCGACCAGGTCGACGCCAAACTGAAGGGAGTGGAGCGGATCAAGGCCAAGCTCCGCGGGATGATCCTCGCCAAGATCCCGGAGGCGGAGGCGAAGGTCGCCGCGGCCGAGGCCACGAAGCCGAAGGTGGGGTGAGTCGTGCCTACCTGGGGTTGGATTTTGATCGGCGTCGGCGTCGGCGCAGCGGTGGTCGGGGTGATCTGGTACCTGATCCACCGAAACCGACCGCGTGTGGACCGCTCGGGGTTGATCGACTCCGAGCGGACCCGTTTGGTCGAGGAGAAGAACGCGGAGACCAAGGCGCGCGCGATCGCGGAGAAACAGGTTAAGGAGCTCGAAGCCGAGCTCCGCGCGATCGCCGAGCGTAAGAAGAAGCGACTGGAGGAGCTCGATGAACAGACTGCTAAGAAGTTTCGTGATCTCACTGACGATCCCGACGCTCTGCTCGCTCGCGTCGACGAGATCCTTCGGCGCTGACCCACCGAAACTCGACGTTCGCCGGGCGGAGGTGAAGGAGGGGGGGAAGGTCCCCTTCACCGGGGTTCTGTTCACCCCCGCCGCCCTGGCGAAGCTGGTCACCGAGCTCGAGTCCGACGTCGGGAAGATCAAGCTCGAGCTCGAGGCCGAGCGTGAGAAGACCAAGGCGCGGCTCGAGAAGTTGACGGCGATCCACGCCGCCGAGGTCGCCGCTGAGCGGGCGAAGTACGAGGCGCTCCGCCGGGACCTAGACCGACAGAAGCTGATCTACGAGAAGGCCCTGGACGGCGCCAGCGCCTCCCCCCCGTGGTACAAGAGCCGGTACCTCGCGTTCATCACCGGGGCGTTGATCTCCGGCGGGGTCTGCACCGGCGTGAGCGCCGCTCGCTGATTCATCTCCCTCTTGGAAAGTGGACTTTTTGAGGTACCCTGTAAGGGTGACGCCGCCCCCTCGCTCTGGAGAAGTGAATGACGCACTCGCTGTTGAAGGGACTCCTCGAGTCCGGCGCCCCCTGGGGGTTGCTCTGCGCGACCTTGCTCGTCGGGGTCGTCGCGCTCTGGAGGCGTTCCGTCTCACTGTCGGACAAGCTCTACGAGTTGGCGGTCGCCCAGGTGAAGAAGGACGAGCAGGTTCACTCCACCTTGCAGCAGGTCAGGGAGGACGTGAAGGAGATCCGCAGGAGTCAGCAACCATGAGCAGAGACGACACGGGGGTTCACTCCCTGGGGTCGATCCTCGTTCGGATGAAGGCGATCTCGCGGTCGGAGTTGGGTAACGTCCTCCGGGAGCAGAGCCGAATGAGCGAGGACCGAATCCTGGGGGAGCTCCTCTTGAATCGAGGTCTGATCGACGAGGGTCAACTGAAGGTCGCTCTCCACGCCCAGGAGGGTCTGAGAAGTCGCCGTCCGCACGTGCGGGCCCTGGCCGCCGCCGAGCTGGCGAAGATCAGCTCGACCAAGGTGGTTCAGCTCGCCGCGGCGACCCGCAGCGAATCCACGGTGACCCGGAAGAAACTCACCGGGCAGGAGCACCCCGCGGTGACCGCGGAGATGCTGGCGGCCAACGGCGACGAGTGACCGGGAGGTCGAGATGAGCGAGGACGCGAGGACGCGCCGCCGGCGCGCGATCGGGAAGGTGATCGCCTACGCGATCGTGGCGCTGCCGGGGGCCTACTCGGCGGTGCGGAGTCAGTACCAGGCGGAGACCACGACGGTCGCGGCGGTGAATCGCGAGAAGGCCGACCAGATCGTCCGCCTCCAGGAGTGGGTGAGGGCCAACAAGGCGGAGCTCGAGGCCGCTCGGCGCGAGCTCGCGGAGATCCGGAGGGAGGCGGCGAACGACCGCCGGGAGCTCGTGGGGCTCCTGGTGAAGTTAGCGCGGAGTCCCCGCCGGCAAGCCCCGATCCCGGAGAAGGACCTCGCCGAACTCACCAAGCGGAAGCCGCTCGCCGCGGTCGAGAAGCGCGTCGCGCGTCCGAAGTTGAGAAAACCTGCGGATTCTTTGGAGCAAGTTCAAAAGATGGCCCACTAGGGGGCCCCGGTCCGGATCGTCGCCGCGGGTCGGGGTCCCCGAACTTTTCAACGTTCCCCCCTCGACTTTTTGAAAACCTCCCCTGTAAACGGACCATTCACATCGCTCGGTTATAACGGGTTATGCAACGAATCAACGTCACGATAGACGCCAAGTTACGATTATCTAAAGAGGAACTCCTGGACAAGGGGTTCAAGATCCGCGAGTTCCGCGACGCCTTCGAGTACGACAACCCGGACTTCTGGAAGAAGAAACGCCTCGGGTTCTACACCGGAGACACGCCGCGGACGATCGGACTGGTCGAGGTGACCCCGGAGGAGCTCCTCCTTCCCCGCGGAGGGTGGGACCGGTTCGTCGAGATCCTCCGGAGGAACGGTGCGGAGCCGGCGGTGGACGACCGAACGGTCCGCGGGACCGGACCGCTCGGGGTCACCTACGCCGAGCCGAGCGAGTGGAACCTCGGGGCCGACCAGTTGAGCGCGGCGCGGCAGGCGCTCCTCCGGCGCCAGGGGGTGATCCTCGGGCCCTGCGCGAGCGGGAAGACGGAGATCCTCCTGAAGTTAATCAGCGACGCCGGCGAACGCGCCCTCGTGCTCGTGCACACGGAGCGGATCCTGAAGGGGTGGCTCCAGAAGGCGGCGGAGCGGTTCTTCGTCGAGGAGAGTGAGATCGGGGTTCTGTACGGGAAGGCGAAGCGGGAGCGGAACCTGACGATCGGGATGGTCAAGACGGTGCTGAACCTGGTTCGGAGGGACCCGAGCTTCGCGAGGCGGTGGGGGTGTCTGGTCCTGGATGAGGCGCACCACGCGCCGGCGACGACCTTCGCCGAGCTCGTGAACTCGTTTCCGGCGAGGTGGAGGATCGCGGCGACCGCGACCCCGAAGCGGAAGGACGGGAAGGAGGTCCTCTTCTTCGACTCCTTCGGGTCGGAGTACACCCGGAAGAAGCGGGGCGAGGGGCGGACGGTCGGGCCGAGGGTCCTGTTCCAGATCCGGGACGAGGACCTCGACCGTTACGGTCGGATCATCCCGGTGGACGTGGTGGTGGTCCCGACGGACTTCGAGTTCGACCTGAACCTGGAGGGGTTTCTCGAGCGGGAGGGCTTCGACCGGAGGGAGCGGGAGTCGGCGGTCGCCGCGGTCAAGCGGTGGGCCGGGAAAACGCTCTTCGACGGCCCGCTGAACACCCACGGGGAGATGCTCGACGAGATGTCCCGGGACCGGGGGCGCCAGGCGCGGATCCTGGAGTACCTCCTCCCGGAGATCCACTCGGGGCGGACGTGTCTCCTCCTGGCGGACCGCCGGGAGTTCTGCCTGGAGCTCCAGGCGTGGCTGAAGCGCCGGAAGGTGGACTGCGGTCGTCTGATGGCGGGCAAGAACTCCAAGGAGCAGGACCGGACGGCGGAGCGCCTCGGGGACGGGTCGCTCCTGGTCGCGGTGGGGACCACGGTCGGGGACGAGGGGATGGACATCGGGCGTCTGGCCCGCGGATTCGGGTGCACGCCGACGGCGAGCAACCCCGGGCGCTTGACGCAGCAGCTCGGGCGTTTCAAGCGGAAGCACCCGACGAAGGGGGACGCGACCTACTTTTACTTTTGGGATAAGAAAGTCCGAGGTTTAAAGGGCCACCTGCGGGAGGTCTTCCGAGCGGTGAGGGCGCCCCACCGGGTGTGGTACTCGGAGACGCCGGAGTCGCGCGAACCCCTGACGCCCGAGCTCGTGCGAGAGCTCGAGAGGGAGGTTTTGAATGGGTAAGATCGTGCTCCCGGGGCACGCGCCCCGGTTCTTCGTACCGGGCGAGGGTCCCACGGTGGACGAGGACGTCGCCGACGTCTTCCAGCGCCACGTGCTGGTCAACGCGAGCCGAGCGAGGTTGGACAAGGTGACCGCGGCGGTGGTTCTGATCGACCTGGCCGTGGAGCTTCTGAAGCGAAACGGATTCACGCCGGAGCGGATCGCGAGGTGCTGCTCGACGGCGGCTCAGTGGCACTTCGATCCGCTGGGGGGAGGTCGACGATGAAGAAGGCGAACGCGCACTTCGAGTTGAGCGGCTGGCGACGAGAGGACGGTTCGATCGAGATCGACGGGGTGTCGATCTGCCCCGGGTTCGACCCCGATCGCCCGCTGTACGCCATTGAGGAGGAGAAGTACGACCTCGGACGGGTCGAGGAGTTCGTCGCCGAGCTCCTGGAGGGTGGGGCGGCGGCTCCGCACGTCGTCGAGCGGATCTTTAACCTCGTCCGGACGCCGGTCTTCGGGTCGGACGCGGAGGTTCTCGCGCGGGATCGAAGGAGGTTCCACAACCTTCAGGCGTGGGAGCGAGCGAACGTCCTGTTCGGGCTGGCGGACGCGGCTCGAGCGGCGGTGATCGAGGAGGCCAAGAAACACGTTCGGGAGGCCCGCCTGCTGGACGCCAAAGAGGAGGAGGTGAAACCGTGAACGCCAAGTACCTGGACACCGACCGCGAGCTCGTGGAGGAGTTCGCCGAGGTCGAGAGCTCGAACCTGGCCGCGGCCGGGGTGATAGGGGAGGACCTGATCGTCTGGTTCAAGGCCGGACCCGCCTACCGTTACCCCGGAGCTCGGGACCTGTTCCACGCCCTGGTCGCGAGCGAGAGCAAGGGGCGGTTCTTCCACGCCAAGGTGCGGCCGCGGCACGCGATCCGACTCTGCGGCGTCGCCGGTTGCTCGGAAGCCTCGACCTCGGACGTCCTCGGCGGGCCCCTCCGCTTCTGCTCGGATCACGCCCCGCGAACATCGCGTTAACAACTGAACAGGGGACGCGGTACAACACCTCGTCAAACTTTCGCGGAGGAGGGTCCGATGAATTTCCCGTTATTCTTGACGCCGCTGGAGGTGATGGCCAGCGAGCGGTTGACCTTCGAGGAGAAGGCGGTCTTCGGCTCGCTGGACACCTGGACCTACACCGATCGACCGGCCGACTGGGGGGAGATCGCCGGACGGGTCGGCGTCACCGTCGAGCGTTTGTTCGAGGTGATGGAGGATCTGAAGGGTAAGGGGCTGGTGATCAGTTGGAGCGTGGAGAAGCGCGGGTACCGGATCCGTTGTCCCGAGTGGCTGGCCCAGGAAGCGGCCGCCTACGCTTGCGACGGGTGGGTCACGGTGATCGACGAGGACGGGGAGATGTACGACGACTGGGACACGTTCGAGGAGGGGGAGGTGCGACCGTGAACTCCAAGGATTACGTATTCTATCAGATCCCAGCTCCGATCGCTCACTGCAAGGATCTGACCTTTCGGGACAAGTACCTCTGGTCGGTGATCCACACGTGGGACGAGATGAAGAGAAACAACCTCAGCATCAAGAAGTTGGCCGAGGTGTCCGGGATCGACGACCGCAGAAACGTGAATCGGATCCTCGACAAGCTGGAGGACCTCGGCCTGGTCGAGCGCCGGCGGAAGCGGAGGCGCGGGATGCACCTCGTGGACGTCAAGCCGCTCTGGCCGGAGTGGTTGGACGACCCCTCGAACGAGAAGTTCCTCACCGAGAAGGCCCGCGATCGGACCGCTGATGATCGCGTACAGACCCTAGACGAGAGCAAGTGTACAGAGGGGGGTGCGGCGAATCAACGCAGGGGGGTGCGTCAAAACGACGCACCCCAAGAGGACGAAGGGGGTGCGTCAAAACAACACAGGGGGGGTGCGTCAAAACAACACAGGGGGGTGCGTCAAACTGACACCCCCAATAAGAGATCTTTAAGAGTAGAGGATAAGAGTTCTATGTTAGCTCGAGGTGAATCACCTCGAGCGAAAGTGAACGAGGAGAAATCTGATACACACCCCGGACGAGGAAAGAAAGTGTACGAGCTCGAGGAATCCGGAGACGAGGAGTTGGGGGACGAGGAGATCGAGGACACTCACGACAAGGACTCGCCCGAGGGTTTGAAGCGGGCCGCGGAAAAGATCGCGGAGAGGGAGGCGAGGAGCTCGGGGAGGAGGGTGAAGCAACTTCGACCCCCGAGCGGACCCGAGCTCGCAGAAACCCCCTCGAAGCGGTGGGAACTCTCCGCTCACGCTTCGAGGTTGGTGAAGATGTGGTCCGGGATGGACCTCGTGGGGTACTGGGTGACGAAGTACCTGGCGGCGTTTGGGGAGGAGGACGAGAACTTCTACGCGGCCGGGGTGAAGAACCGGGCGATCGCCGCCTCGGCGAAGAACGCGGCGAGCTTCACGAACCGACACCTGAAGGGGGATCGAGCTCGAGCGAGGGACGCGATCGACGCGATTCTGGAGCGGGCGGAAGCTCGGGGGCAACCGGTGAGCTTCAACTACTTTTTCACCCCGAGTAATCCTCAGACGCTTCTGGACATTTTGGATAGAAGGGGAAGGAACGCCGGCGGTCGGCGCGAGACGCTTCGGGAGGTCAACGACCGGGCCGGGACTCGAGAGAACTGGGAGCGCGTGATCGCAGAGAGGGAGCGAAGGAGAAATGAAGGACGGAGTTGACGAGGAGCGGTGCCGAAGGATCGCCCGCCGATTGCGGATACCATCTCGGCTCGCCGCGGTGGAGGTCTCGGAGATGCGGGACCTCGGCGGGAAAGGTTACGCGAAGTCGCTGAAGCGACTCGAGGAGCTCGCCGACGATCTGCTGGAGGGGTCGTTTTTGGAGGACCCGGTCCACCTGCTGATCGGCGGGAACTTCGGGACGGGGAAGACGATGAGCTCGGCGTGCCTGCTCCGGCGCGCGTACCTGGGGATCAAGAGTCGGGGGATCCACTTCTTCGACGCGGAGCGGGTGCCCCTCTTCGCTCGGGCGTCCGAGATCGGGGAGTACCGGTTCAACCGGGTGGTGGACGACGAGGACTCGGAGGATTACGAGCAGATCAGGGGGCGGTTGTTCAACTGCGCGTTCCTGGTGATCGACGACATCGGGCGGATCGCGGACTACAAGGGGGAGCGAGACTTCCTCGAGAGGGTGATCGAGCACCGGTACGACGAGGAGCTCTCGACCGTGCTGACCTGCAACCTGTCGGACGAGGAGCTCAAAAGTCAATCTCCGAGGTTCTACGACTTCTTGGGTCGGTTCGAGGAGATCCTGATGATCGGTGAGACGCGAAGGGAGCGGAACCGTGGGTGAGGACAAGACGAACCTGGTGATCGACGTCAACACGGGGAACGAGCAGGTGGTTCTCGGGGCGCTGGTCGGGGACCCGGAGACGTTCGAGCGGGAGGTCCTCCGGATCGACCCCGAGCTATTCACTCACCCGACGCACCGGGCGACGATGGAGGCGCTTCGGGAGCTGAGGAAGCGGGGGGCGAGCTACGCGGCGGACTCGGTGATCCAGATCACCGGGGAGGTGGTCAAGTACAAGTACCTCCGGGACCTGGAGGACAACTTCGGGGCCCTGAGCGCGGAGAACTTTCGGATTCACCTGGAGCTCCTCCGGGCGGGGGCGACGAAGTACGCGGCGGCGGAGCCGTTCTCTCGGCTCTACGACACGCTGGACGACGTCCACGCGAGCGTCGAGGACGCCGAGGCGGTCGCGATGGAGGTCCTCCGAAAGCTCCGTGAGGGGAGTTCGGCGGACTCCCGCTCACGGAGGGGGACTGGTCTCCTGAACGAGTGGTACGGGGAGCTCCTGGAGCTCGCCAACCGGAGGACGGAGAACTTCGTTCCCACGCACTTCTCCGGGTTGGACGATCAACTCTACGAGGGGTTGAGGCCGGGGAGGGTGGTCGTGGTCGCAGGTCGTCCAGGAATGGGGAAGTCGACCTTCTGCTCGAACCTGACTTCTCGGCTCGTGAACCACGGAAAGCGGGTGCTCTCGGTTCCGGTGGAGGCCGGGACGGAGTCGGTGGTCGAGCAGATCGCGTGTATGAGGGCTCGGGTCAAGGCGGAGAAGGTGATCAAGACTCCGGACGAACTCACCGGGGAGGAGTTGTCGGGTCTCCGGAAGAAGGCGCGGGAGCTTCTCGCGGACGAGAGGGTCGTGTTCGACGATCAGATGAGCAACCTGGACGAGCTCGAGGCGACGGTGGAGCAGGAGGACTTCGACGTGGTGATCCTGGACCTCTTCGAGTACCTCCTCCAGGGGGAGCTGGACGCCGCTTACGTGACCGCTGAGCTCCGGCGCCTCAAGAAGCTCGCCAAGCGGCGGAAGTTCTGCGCGGTGGTGGTGCAGCAGATCAGGAGGATCAAACGGGTGAAGAACCCGCGGCCGCACCTCCACGAGCTGAAGAACTCCGGGGGGTACGAGGAGGTCGCCGACCTGGTCCTCCTGCTCCATCGGTCGGCGTACTACAACCCGGAGGAGGACGACGAGGACGTGCTCGAGGTGAAGATCGCGAAGCAGCGGCGCGGGCCGCAGAACGTGACGGTCGGGTTCGAGTTCCAGCCGGAGATCTGTCGGATCGGAAAGCACACAGACGACTACTTCGGGGGCAAGGGGGGCAAGTGACGTCGAGGCGGGACCGGGATCTGGAGCGGGTGCAGCGGCTCCTCCGGAAAGTGGATATGGAGGAGGTGCTCGAGGAGCTCGGGATCGAGGTGCTCTGGTACAACGGGCCTGACGTTTACGCGGAGTGTCCGGATCCGGACCACGAGGACGAGCACCCGAGCTTCCACGTCTGCGTCGAGGACGAGGAGAACGACGAAGGGAGGTGTCGGCTCGGGTGGTTCAACTGCTGGTCGCACCCGGACGACTCGATGAGGGGGTTCAACTTCCTCGACCTGGTCGCGAAGATCAAGTTCGACCTGTGGGGGGAGCGCGAGGACGGAAAGTTGAATTGGCCGAACGAGGAGCAACGGTCGGCGGCGGCCGCCTGGATTCGGAGGGAGTTTCTGAACCGGGAGGGATTCGGGACCTCCGACCCAAAGATCGAGAATCGTCGGATCCGGTCGGCGGACTGGACGGAGCTCCTCTTCCCGCCGAACAAGCCGATCGATGAGGCGGAGGAGAGTTTCCAGCGGTACCTGGAGCGGAGGTTCATTTCACCCGAGCGGGCGCGGGAGCTCGACGTTCGGGTGGTGTACAACGCGGGGGAACGGCTCAAGACGGCGATCGGGAAGACGGTCCCGGGGGTTCTCTTCCCGATTAGGTGGGAGGGGCGGGTCGTCAACTGGTACCTGCGGGGGACGACCAAACGGCTAGCATCGAACCTGAAGGGGCGATACTGCCCCGGGCTCCCGCTGGGGAAGGGCGCCGGAGTGCTCTGGGCGCCCGACGGGATCGTTCCCGGGAGGCCGGTGGTTCTGGTCGAGGGGAACTTCGACGCCGAGCGGGTACGTGGGATCGTGGAAAACCACGGCTTCGACTACTCGGTCGCGGCGACGCTCGGTGGGCGTCTCTACGCGGCGCAGGCGAAGCACCTCCGGACGGCGCCTTTCCTCATCCATATGGCCGACGGAGACGAGGGCGGCGAAACTCTCGCTAAGACGGTGGAGGAGCAACTCGGGAGTTTCACCCGGGTTGCGGTGAGGCAACTCCCGGCGGGAACCGACCCGGGGGACGCGGACGAGGCGGTGATCTTGGACGCGCTTCGTCCGCCGGCGGAGGTGGCTCGGGTCAGGGTCAGGTTTCGGACCGGGGTCAGGAGATCGTGAGATGTGCGAAGAGAGAGCGACCAGACACCCCAACAGAAACTTCATCACCCTCCCGGAGGTGGCCGCGGCGCGGGGGATCACGCGCGTCGCGGTTCTGTACGACATCAGATCCGGGAAACTGCGCGCGAGTCGGCCGCCCGGTAGTCGAGGGTGGTTGATCCACGTGAGCGACGCGAAGGCGTACCTCGACGGGTACGACCGGCGCGTGGAAATGGAGAAGGCGTCGTGAAGTGGTTGCTGAGCTTGTTCAAAACTGACCCTTGGACGGCGTGGATCGGCGCGGCGATCGCGATACTCTCGGTCGGTGGGGTGATCTACGCTCTGATCGTCCGGCCGGGGGACCTCACTTTTCTGGAGCGGGACGGACACGAGCTCAAGTGGACGCGCTCGGACCTTCCGATCTCCTGCTTCCACGCGGCGGACCTGCCCGGGAAGTACCTGGAGGCTTACGAGAGCGTCCGCCAGGAGGTCAAGCGGGAGGTCGGCGACCTCTTGGGTCCCTGCGTCCCCTGGGCGCTCCAGGAGGCGCTCAGGTGGGCTCCGGACGGGTCGGTTTACCTCAAGCTCCGGGACGCCGAGGAGGACGTCGAGAGCCACGGGGCGGTGACTCAGCACCGCTTCGACAAGCGGGACGGGAGGATCCTCTCCGCGACGGTGAGCTTCGACCGCGAGCTCGAGGGGGAGACCCTCCGGCGGGCCGCGCTCCACGAGTTCGGGCACGTCTTCGGGCTCGACCACGATCGGGAGAGGTCCTCGATCATGTACCCCACTCTCGACGGCGGCGGAACCGCCTTCTCCTCGCGCGACGTCGACGCCCTCCGGAAGACCTACGTCGAGTGACGTACACTTAGTTGTACACTTCCCTTTACAAACTGTATTAAACTGCTACAATAAGTGTATAAGGGAGGTGGAGAGATGAAGCTAATCTCGTATATTCGGGTATCTACGGCTCACCAAGCGAAGAACGGGGTTTCCCTCGCGGACCAGGAGGCGAAGATAAGGTCCTACGCCGACCTGGTCGACGCGGAGATCGTGGACGTGATCCGGGACGAGGGGAAGAGCGGGAAGTCTCTAAACCGGCCGGGGGTGCGGGAGGCGTTCGAGCGGGTCCTGGACGGGGAGGCGGACGCCCTGATCGTCTACGCGATCGATCGACTCTCCCGGTCGGTGCTGGACTTTTTGGGGTTGGTATCCCAGCTCCAGCGCGCTGGTCGCGGGTTCGTGAGTGTCCGGGAGCAGATCGACTCCTCGACGCCTCACGGGAGATTCACCCTCACGATCCTCGCTGCGGTCGCCGAGATGGAGCGGGAGCAGATCTCCCGGAGGTGCCGGGACGCCTCGGAGCGGTGCGCGCGCCAGCGGCGGGTCTACGGGAAGACGCCCTTCGGGTTCGCCAAGGAGGGGAAGCAGCTCGTCGAGCACGGGCCCGAGATGAAGGTTCTCCTGCGGATGGTGCAGCTCCGGGAGAGCGGGTTCCCTTACCACGCGATCGCCGAGCGGCTGAACAACCGGGGCGTGAAGTCGAAAAACGGGGGGATCTGGTACGCCTCGAACGTGCGGTCCGTCCTCCTGACCTACGAGCGTCTCTCTCGGCTCAAGGCGGAGGAGGAGGCCGCACAAGTCGCCGGTTAGACTACACTTCCTCGACCCTTCACTTTAAGCTTTACAAATAATAAGGTATGCGATAAGACGCGACCTTCTCAAAGGAGGTCGCCTATGAACGAGTCCGTGCTGAGGGAGTATCGGGCAAAGCCAAGCAACAACACGTTTAATCAGGTGGCGGTCGAGTACGGGGAGTGGTTGAAGAGGACCGCGAACGTCACCCTCCAGAAGTTTCCCACCCTCCCGTCCGCGACCGCGGACGACCTCGTGAACGAGGGTCTCCTGTCGATCTCGAAGAGCACGCGCCGATTCGTCTGGTTCTGCTCCAGGTGCGGCGAGGTCTTCCTCCAGCGGAGGGACCTCGTGGAACACGCGCTCGAGGAGCACGGGATCCGGGGCGTCTCGGAGCTCGTGACGCTCGGGACGTTCGTCGAGTGCTCGGCGCGGACCGCGATGTGGTGGCAGGCGCGCCGGTTGGTCAACCCGGAGACGCCGACCGAGATCACGGACGGGGACCTTGGGTCGATCCACACGGAGGAGGAGTTCGCGGTCGAGCTCCTGATCCGGGGGGCAGAGCGCAAGCTGAGCGCGGAGGCTCGCGTGGTGATCGCCAAGATCCTGGAGGTAGACGACTCACCTCTGGAGCCGGGCGATCCGATCATCTCCGAACTGAGAGCGGCGTTCGAGGATTTGATCGAGTAGGTACATTTTCGGATATGAAGGGACAGGAGGTGAAGATGACGACACCGGAACTGGAGGGACCGCGATTCAAGGTTTTGAACTTGAAGACCCTCAAGGATAGTTGCGAGAAAGCCTTCGGGTGGAAGCCCAGGGCACGCCAGCTTCAGACCGCCCACACGGAGGTGCTGAAGAAGCTCGAGGAGGAGGAGCACGACCTTCCCTACGTCTGCGGGAAGTGTCAGTCGCCGATCGACGGGGATATCGAGGTGTGCTGGGCGTGCGGGGTGGTGCTGGACGACACGGAGGACCCGCAGATCGACGCCGAGGAACTCCAGAAGCGGGCGAAGAAGGTCGGGGTTCAGGTCGACGGTCGGGACCGAAACGAGGTGGTCGAGGAGGTCGAGCGCAAGGAGAAGGAGCGGCGGGACAAGACCCGACAATCGGACCTCTCCGGGATCGAGGCGGATCAGATCAACGAGAAGCTCGCCGAGCACCTGCCGGACGGCTGGACCAAGAAGCGAAACGGTCAATATACGACCTACTACGACAACAACCTCGTGAGGAGATTCGCGGTGTTTCGTCGTGGTCTCAACGTCCACTTCTCGGTTGACGACGGTTTTCTGGACGAGATCGACGGGCTGGAGTTTCACGACGCGGTCGAGCGAAAGCGTCGTCATCTCGGGAGGTCCAATTACTTCTACGTGGGGGAGATCGCGAAGGACGTGATCGCGATCTGTCTTCGCGTGATGCGTCGTTACTCCGGGTGATCCATGAACAGAACGGTGGTGTTGGGAGCGGGTCCGGTCGGGCTCGTGGCCGCGGCGATACTGCGCGCGGACCTCGTGATCGGGGACAACGTCGGTGGTGATTCTCGACTTCGGGAGTTAGCCCCGACTTACCTGTGGAGGACTCCGGCGACGGAGCGGCTCCTGAAGGAGGTTGGAGGGGGAGGGTTTCGCCCTCGGACGGTGCGGTTCGGTTGGATCGCCCCGGGTGGTGAGGTGGTGGACCGAGTGCCCGAGGAACTCCGCGCCTACTACTACCGCCGGAGTCGAGGGTTGAAGGGTCTGAAGACGCTGGTTCCGGACTCGGCGGCGAGCTCGGGGCGCTCGGGTGGGATCGAGACGTTCGACGTCTCGGTGGATGAACTGGTTCGGCGTCTCGAGGCGCGAGTGACGATTGTTCCTGGACGCGTGCTCGAGGTCACGAGCTCCGGGGCCGTGGAGGCGTTTCTTCGGGTCCAGGGGTTGGAGGAACCCGTTCGGGCGACTCGGGTGATCAACACCCTCCCGGCGCCGATCTGGGACTCTCTGACCCCCGAATTCACCAATACCCAGGGGTTCCGAGATCGGCGGGAGTATTCAGCGGGGTGGAAGACGTGGGTCGTGGGGAAGCCGTTCAACGTGGGGATCGCCAAGGAGCGGCGGCGGGGTGTTCGGGAGTTTCTGTACAACGTGGAGCCGGCGCTTCTTTTCGACCGGGTGAAGTTCCTCTGCGGGCCTCCCGCGCGGGGGTGCGTCTACGAGTTCAACTCGATCGACGCCCCGTTGGGGTTCTGCGAGGCGGTCGAGGCGGTGCACGTTGGACCGAGCGCACGGGTGCAGGTGCTCGGGGACTCGAGGGAGGCGGAGGAGTGGGGAGGTCTGGTCAGACACGTCGGACGGATGGCGCGGTGGGACCACGCGATCCGGATCCACGACGTCGCGGAGGAGTTGTATGCAATCGGATAGACTGGACGAGATCTTCGATCGTCAACGGGAGTTCAATCGGAGGGTGTTCCAGGACCACCGGCTCGACCTGGACGAGCTCTCGAAGGCGGGCCGGGTGGAGTGGACGAAGCAATTCGTTCTTCACGTGGAGGGGGAGCTCCACGAGTTCCTCCGGGAGACGCCCTGGAAGATGCACCAAGCCGGAGGCGGGGAGGTGGTGCGGTCCAACGCGCTCGAGGAGTGGGTCGACTGCTTCAAGTTCCTGCTGGGCCTGGCGAACGTCTGGGGCTTCACGGCGGCCGAGGTCTTCGAGGAGTTCGGGAGGAAGAGTCAGGTCGTGGAGTGTCGGTACGGGATGGAGCGGCGGCTCCGGGCGATCTCTCCGAGCGACCCGATCGTCGGGGTGGACGTCGACGGGGTTCTTAACGACTGGCCGACCTCGTACCTGAAGTTCGCGCGGAAGTCACTTCCGAACGACGTGAACGCGGAGACGCGAGCCGATTTGAAGGCGAGTATCGGGGCGGAGGGTTACGAAATCAGCAAGGATCACTACCGTCGGAGCGGGGAGAAACGGTTCCAGGGGGTGAAGGAGGGGGCGAAGGAGCTCCTGGACGGGATTCGCGCGGCCGGTGGGACGGTGGTTCTCCTCTCGCGTCGTCCTTACTGGCGCTTCAGTCGGATTTACGCCGACACTTTGGAGTGGCTCAACTCAAACAAACTTCGGTTCGACGGGATCCTCTTCCACCCGGAGAAGCACCGGAAGATCCTCGACGACTTCCCGGGACTCGTGGCGATGGTGGAGGACGACCCGGTCGTCGCGTCCGACGTCGTGGGGATCGGTCGGCGGGTGGTGCTGGTGGCCGGGGAGTTGAACCGGGGGATCGACGTGGAGGGGGCGACGAAGGTCTCCGACCTTGGGCGGGCGCTCGAGGAGGTGAGCAGAATTTTGGAGGGGTCGAGATGAGAAGCAGAGCGGAGATAATCAGGGAAATACGGGAGCAACTGGGGACGCTCCCTCACCAGGCGCCGCGGGTCAAGACGCGGTACTTCCGAGGGGTCGAGGGGATTCAGGTGGATCTGATCGACGCGCCGATGAACCCCTACCGGTCGCTCTTCACGATGGCGGTGGCGACCTGGGGATCGGCGGTCTCGAACCAGGCGATAAGGTGGGATCGGACAAAGCCGGAGCACCGATTCGAGGTGGTGCGGTCGGTGCTTATGGGGCGGGCGCTTCCCCTGGCGCTCGAGGCGCCGAAGTTCACCTTCGCGGTGCAGGGGCTCTCGAGGTGGAGCTTCGACCAGATCGCCCGGGCGAGGCTCGGGGTGGTCTTCGCGTCGCTCGGGACGCGGGACAACAACCACGCGGACGTCCCCTTTCGGTTCCACGAGTCGACGTGGCGGGATCCGATGAAGCTGAAGAAGGCGATCGACGTGGCGGAGCACGCGAAGCGAGCTTACGGTCAGTTTCTGTCGGACGGGGTGACCTCCTGGCAGGAGGCGCGGGAGTTGCTCCCGATCTCGTGCGTGCACCGGTTCGTGATGTCGATTAACTACGCCGCGCTGAAGAACCTCTGCGCCAAGCGGATGACGTTCAGCGAGGCGGAGGACACGGTCGCGGTGGCGTGGCTCCTGCGGGACAGGCTCGGGAAGGACGACGCGTTTCCCTACCTCTCGAAGTGGCTCCGGCCGCGGTGCGACTTCGTCGAGGCGTGCTGCTACCACCGGGCGCACACGACGGCGGAGGCGTTCGGGTGTCTGTACCGATCGTGTGGCGGAACCAGGTGAAGGGTCCGGGTCCCGCTGATCCGAACGTCGCGCAGTTCAACGAGGCGTGCTCGGATCGGGAGACGATCTCCAGGCAGCTAGGAATCGTGATACCGGGTGCGAAGGAGGATCGACCGGAGGACGTCACCTTCGAGGACCTGGCGAGGACCGATCGACAGCTCTTCGAGGTCGATGGCAAGGCGGGCTTTTGGGCCGGGCCGTCCGGACAACCCTCGGAGGGGGTGGCGTCGTGCTGATCGCGATCGAGGGGATCGACGGCGTGGGGAAGACCACGGCGTGCGAGGCGCTGAAGCAGTTCGGGTTCTTCGTCTTCCGCGACTCGGTGCGGCACGGGGCGATCGGGGAGCTCTCGGACGTGGAGATCTACAAGCTGGGGATTCAGTGCAACTTCGATCTGCTGGCGTTCTCGCGGCGCTTCGACTTCGTGGCGGACCGCTGGGCGCTCTCCTCGGTCGTGTACGACGGTATGAGGGGGTACTCCCACGACCTGAAGCGGTACCTCGCAGCGAGCGTGTGGGTTTTCCTGTTGGACTGTCCGGTCGAAGCGGCTCGGCGTCGGGTGATCGAGCGGGACGGGGTTCCGCGGCGGACGCTGGAGACGGAGATAAAGATTCAGAGTTCGTTTTACCAGGTGGCGAACGAGTGGCTGAAGCTCGGGGGAAACCTGCTGGGGATCGAGACCTCGGATCGGACGAAGGCGAGGGAGGAGTTGATCCGAGGGGTCGAGACGGCGTTGAACGCGGGGATCTTGGGTGCGAGTGCTCTTGAGAAGAACCGGAGCTTGCCGCGCCTGCGGGCTCGGTGACCTCGGTCTCCCGAGGTGCGTCGGGTACGGGCCGGCGGGGGCGAGGATCGCGGTCGTGGGGTTGAACCCATCTGTCGTGGCCGAGGGGTGGGGGTGCGTGGGGTGCTTTTTGGCGCCGCTCCTCGGGCGGCTCGGGTCCAGGGCGGCCGCGCTGAAGCTCCGCGGGGCGGCGCGGGCGTTCTGGCATCTGTCGAGGGTCGCCGAGCTGGACCTTCGGGAGGTCTACGCGACGAACGCGGTGAAGTGCGCGACGCCGGGGAACCGAGAACTCAGACCGGAGGAGGTCGAGACGTGCTGGAAGATTCACTTGAGGAGAGAACTGGAGATCCTTCCGAACTTGAGGAGGGTTTTGGTCTTCGGGAGGGCGGCGGGCGCCCCCCTCGGGTTAAGCGACTTCGGGAGTCGGAGGAGGGTGGACGGGACGCTCGCGGAGGCGGTGCTCCTGCGTCACCCGATCTCGACGCTTCGGAAGTGGACGAACCTGGAGAGGGACGCGAGGAGGATCAGGGAGGCTTTCGAGCCGGCGCTGACCTGATCCAGGACTCGGACACCCAGGCGCTCGAGGACGACCTCTCGGAGAAGGTGGAGCACCGGGCCCAGTACGAGCAGGCGATCGACTCCAAGAAGGTCAAGGACAAGCGGGCGTTCGAGGACCTCGCGGAGGCGGCTGACTTCGACGAGATGAAGGACTCCTCCTTCGTCTTCAACCCTCACACCTACTACTACCACGGGTGGTCGGACGGGAAGGATATCGTCCTCCTGACGAGGGACCCGGCGACCGGGAGGCGGGTGAAGGAGGTCCACCCGTTCGAGTGGTACTTCTACATCACGGCGGAGGACTACCGGAAGGTGCCCGAGGATAAGTGGGCCTGGCTCTGTCGAAACCACGCGAAGCGGGTCGAGCCTGATCCGCGTTTTCCGGAGCTTTACTATCGAGTTTACATCGAGCAGAACTTCCCCAAGTTCAACCGGAAGCGGTACTTTCAGCGGGTAGGGGACCCGGAGTACGGGGGTCACTGGGCCGACGCCTTCTGGCTCGGGGAGCGGCCGCAGGCGGTGAGGTTTCCGCAGGACCGGGACCGGTGGACCGACGTTCACTGGACGCTCCGGTGGTGCGACCGGAAGGGAGTCGAGCCGCTCGAGGCGGACCTGACGCCGAAGCAACGCTTCCTCACGGACTACGATATTCGGATCAACCCCAAGTTTCACATGGGATTCATCGACATCGAGACGGACGACTCCGTCGGTGGCTTCGACAACAAGGAGCACAACCGGATCCTGTCGATAGCGTGGGAGGGGGACCGGGTCGAGGACGACCCCGACGACCAGGGCTTCGTGATCCTGCGGGAGGAGACGGACGAGGCCGAGCGGGAGATGCTTCTCGAGTTCAAGAGGCGGTGCCTGAGCAAGTACGACGTCCACTGCGCGTGGAACGGGACGGGGTTCGACTTCCCGGTCCTGATCTATCGATTCTACCACCACAAGATCTTCGTCGACTGGAGGTACAACCTCCTCGTGGACCCCCTGCCGATCTTCAAGCGGCACTACGTCCGCGCCGGTGGGGACGCGATCTCGTTCTCGCTGGACTCGATCGGGGACAAGGTCCTGAAGATCAAGAAGCTGGACTGGAGGACGATCTTCCGGGAGCGGCGGCCGGGGATCACGCCGAAGTTCATCAACCTGTACCGGTACGAGCCGGAGCTTCTGGAGGAGTACAACCGGTTGGACTCGACGATCCTCCGGAAGCTCGAGGCGTTCACCGGGTTCGTGATGGTGGAGCAGCTCTTCTGCCGGATCGCCAACGGGTTTCCCAACGACTTCCAGATCTCCACCAAGGTGGATCAGCTTCTCCTGAAGAAGGGCTTCAAGGAGGGTCATCACTTCCGGACGAGGTACTGGTCGCCGAGGAAGCCGGACCAGTACGAGGGGGCTTACGTCTTCCCGCCCCAGGTGGGGATGCACCGAAACGTGGCGGCGTTCGACTTCAAGAGCCTGTACCCGTCGATGGTGCGGGCTTTCAACATTTCGCCGGAGACGATAGTCAAGACCGAATCTCGGCCGGATTTCGACCCCACGCAACTGTGCAGGATCCCTGAGATAGATCTGGACAAGGTGGGTGAAGATGGGTCGCCGGTCGTCGTTCACAAGGGTGGGACAACCTTTCGGATCGATCAACAGGGGTACATCTCCCAGATGTTCGAGAGGACGCTCGAGCGGCGGAAGAAGTACACCGACCTCCAGAAGCAGCGGCTCGAGGTGGTGGGGACGACTCAGGACGATCTGTTCCTCCTGTACTACCGACTCGCCTACTCGTTCAAGAGGCTCGGGCTGTCCTTCTACGGTGACATGGGGAACTCGAGGAGTCGGTTCTACGACACGGAGTTAGCGGAGGCGATCACCCTTTCCGGTCAGTTCTTCATCAAACTGACCGAGAAGTTCGCCCGGGCCAACGGGTTCGCGCCGCTCTACGGTGACACGGACTCGGTGTACATCCAACTGGCGCCGACCGACCAGGAGTGGGCGACGGAGGAGGAGCGGATCGCCGAGCTCAACGCGATCGGGGAGCGGTTCGTCGATTACTGTCAGGAGCGGTACGTCGAGATCCTGAAGGAGTGCAACTGCAACCTGGAGTGGAACGCGATCCTCCTGGAGTTCGAGGATATCTTCGACCGGATCTTCTTCGTCAAGAAGAAGCGGTACGCCGGCCGGATGCTGTCTCACAAGGGCGGGAAGACCGACCACGTCGAGGTCAAGGGGCTCGAGGTGATGCGCTCGGACTGCTCGGGGAAGACGCGGGTTCTCCAGAAGGCGGTGCTCGACGCGATCCTGATGAAGGGGATCGACGCGGACGAGATGGAGCGGGAGATCGTCGAGCCGGCGTTCGACAGTTGTCTGGCCGGGGAGCTCACGGTCGACGACGTGGTGATCGGGAAGGGGATCAGCAAGGAGCCGGACAGGTACAAGAGTCAATCCCTCCACGTGAAGTTGGCGGAGCAGATCCGGGAGCACGGGCGGGAGTTCTTCGTCGGGATGAAGGTTGAGTACGTGGTGACGAAGTCCGGGTCTCCTCTCCAGGGGGTGACCAGGGACGAGTACGAGGAGAGCGACGAGATCACCTACGACCCCGAGTACTACTGGGACAAGGTGATTTATCCGGCGTCTCAGCGGATCCTGGAGGTGGTTTACCCGGGCAAGGACTGGACGCGGTGGCTCGTCTCGCAGCGGAAGCGACGAGTCAAGTTGGTCGATCGTTACAAGAAGTGGCTTCGGGACCCGAAGAAGGTCCAGAAGGCGATCGATCAGATCCGGGCGAACCCGAAGGGGGTTCTCGGACCTCCAGAGCTGGACGAACTCCGCAGGTCGCCGCGCGTCCGCATCGCGGTTATAGAGGGGTGAGATGAGAAGACGAACGAAGAAATTGACCTCGTCCGCGGCGCTGGACGAGCACAAGAAGCGGGGCGAGCGGTTCGCGTTCCTCAACCAGCGGCTACGAAACGTGAACATCGAGCAGGTCTGGGAGAAGCTGGAGGGGGACCTCTCGCTCGGGGACGGGCGGGCCTCGGCTGAGAGGATTTTGAGGGCACTCGACGAGGGGGAGGCGAACCTCCGGCGCTCTGGGATGTTACTCCAGGTAGCGATCGAGGAGCTCGACGAGTTCGAGATTCACTGGCGTGCGGCGTTCGCCGAGTGGTCGCAACACGCCCGGGACGCGCTCGAGCGGGACAAGCGCGAGAAGCGGATGAGCGGTCAGATCACGACCGACCTGATCGAGAACTGGATCGCGGCGCACGTCAACGACTACCGGGAGTGGAGGCGGGCGAGGCGTGAGCTCGAGCGCGAGCGGAATATGTGTAAGCAGATGCACGCCGCGTGGGAGTCGAGGTCGGCCAGCTTGAGGAAGCAGGCGGATTTAGTCGAGCGCCGTCGTGGAATTTCACCGGATATGCTGCCCCGGAGGGGCGAGGAGAAGACGAAATGACGAAGGAAGAAAGGATCAAGCGAGCTCGGGAGAAGATGGAGAAGCTCCGCAAGGCGACCAAAACGCGCTCGAGGACCGATCGGATGGACTGGCGACCGAAGGCGAAGGTCGTGCTTCACCCGGACACGGATATCGTGGATCGACTTCGGGTCTGGTTTCCGAAGGAGGTCGAGGTCAAGGAGAAGGAGGGCGAAGGTGAGGGCAAGCGGAAGCGTGACGACTCGAAGCGGAAACCGAAGGTCAAGGTCGTCACGGTGCCTTACAACGTCTCGAACGATCCGAAGGAGGATCCTTTCGCCAAGCTCCGGAAGATGCTCAAGGAGGACAAGAGCATCGACGCGGAGGATATCGTGATCTCGGTGGGGAGCGGGCGGAACAAAATGGATCTCTGCAAAGGTGAGATCCTCGGCTGGGAGGGGTACAACTTCCGGAAGCGACTGGTCCCGCAGAGCGACTTCGTCTGCGTCGCGGTGATGGTGGAGGACTCGAAGGGTAACCGCCCGCCCGATCTCAAGGCCGAGATTCTATCCGGGGCGAAGTCGCTCGGGAACGACATCCGGAAGGAGATCGAGTCGGAGATCGACGAGAGCGGCGAGGAGGAGGGGAACCCCTTTATCACACCGTATCCGTTTATCCTGACGTTCGACGAGAACGAGCAGGGGACTGATATGTACTCCGCCAGGGCGCGGCCGCAGGAGGCGAAGCGTCTGGAGAAGGACTCCAAGCTGATGGCGATCCTCGACGCCGAGCCGCCGGACCTCGACGACGAGATCAAGCTCGACGATCCCGACGCGATGTGCGCGGTGCTCAACGCCGCGATCGTGCTCGACGACTTCGAGGTCGAGGTGGACGCGGCAACGTTCAAGAAGCCGAAGGAGGAGGAGTCGAAGGGCGGGAAGTCGAAGCGCGCGAAGGACGGTGACGACGACCAGGGCGAGGACGACCAGGACCAGGGCGACAACCAGGGCGAGGACGACCAGGACCAGGGCGACGACCAGGACCAGGGCGACGACCAGGGCGAGGACGACCAGGGCGAGGACGACCAGGACCAGGGCGAGGACGACCAGGGCGAGGAGGAGAAGGAGGAGGAGCCTCCGCCGAAGGTCGAGCGACGGACTCGTCGGAAGAAGGAGGAGCCCAAGGAGGAGAAGTCGAAGCGGCGGGCGAAGAAGGAGGAGCCCAAGGAGGAGAAGAAGCTGGAGAAGAAGACCGAGCGCAAGCCACGGGAGAAGATGGTCAAGGAGGAGGCTCCGAGTAAGAAGCTCGGATGGACCCCCGGCGAGGGTGAGGATTACGATATCTGCCCGAAGTGCCGGGAGCCGGTGCCCCAGGACGCGATCGAGTGTCCTCACCCCGACTGTGACGCCAAGTACGCGCCGGACGACGGGAGTCCCTTCTGATGGCGCAGAAGGGCAAGTCCCGCCGAGTGAAGCGGGAGACGACCGAGGCCGCCGAGCCGGCGACCTCCGAGGAGGTGGCCTCGGTTCGTCCCCCGCCCGTCTCGGCTCGGAGCAAGACGCTCTCCAAGGCGGTGAGGTCGATCGAGGGTTTCCAGCTCTGGAGCGAGATCCCGCCGCCCCTCGTGTGTCCCACGCGCTTCACCTCGTTGAACCGGGGGCTGAAGTGTGGCGGGATACCCGGGGGGATGCTCGGGGTGGTCCACGGACCGAGCCAGGGTGGGAAGACGCTCTTCGCGGCCGAGGTGCTCTACGACGCGTGGGCCACCGGGGGGTGGGGGCTCTTCGTTGACGCGGAGTGTCGGGCGGTTGACCTCAAGTGGTTCTCGACGATCTGCGGGGCGCTCGACGAGGTGGCCTACTACAAGCCGCGGACCTACGAGGAGTGCATCGCCAAGATCGAGGAGTACCGGGCCAAGTTCAAGAAGGCCAAGGAGGGCGGGGAACTCCCGGAGGGGGCGTTCCTGGCGATCGCGGTGGACTCCGTCAACCGATTGACGCCCTCCAGCGAGCTCGAGGAGCTCCTGAAGGGGAAGGTCGAGGCGCGGGGCTATCCGCTTCGGGCCCTCCTGACCTCCAAGTGGCTCGACAAGTTGATCCCCACGTTGAACAGAGACGAGATCCTCGTCTTCGTTCAGCGGGAGTCGAAGCGGATGGACACGATGCCCGGGCAGAGGACCTACAAAGTCAAGGGCGGGGAGTCCCCGATCTACGACGGGGGGTGGATCTGTCGGGTGACGTCCTGCGGCCGGGTCAAGGCGGAGGTGAAGAACAAGGATGACAAGGTCCTCGTGGGTGAGAAGCACGAGCTCGAGGTGGTCAAGAACTCCCTCGGGCCGCACTTGAACGAGGTAGCCTACTTCTACTCGTCAGTGGGGGCGACGAATCAAACGCCCCTGGGACTCGACTTCGCCCGCGAGGTGCGGGAGGAGGCGATCACGCGCGGTTTGGTGAAGCACCGGACGGGGAAGGGGTACTTCAAGGGCGACGAGCGGCTCGCCGGGAGCAAGGCGGAGTTTCTGACCTGGCTCAAGGAGGAGGCGCCGCCGGACGAGAACGGCGCGGTCAAGCGCAACTGGGAGAAGATGGCGGAGGAGTTGAATGACGAGTTCAGAGAGTAGGTTGACGCGCTTCGAGGCGTTCCTCCGGGCGTGCAACTGGAGGGGGGACCTCGGGTCGGACGTTCTGCACGCGGCGGATCTGGTCTGCGCGGCGCTGACGCTCGCGGGGGAGTTCGGTCTGCCGGACGAGGACCGGAAGCTCCTGAAGCTGGCGGCCGCCACGGTCGCGTACTTCCGGGAGGTCAAGAAGATCGCGCTCGGGGAGGTCGAGCTCGACTTCCGCGAGGAAGAGATCTTGAAGGCGGTGCTCGAGACGAGGGGGGAGTCGTGAGGATCTTGATCAGCGGGGACAAGCACCTCGGGCTCGTCTCGGACGGGATGGAGCGACTCGAGGAGCAGGAGCGGGTGCTCGGGGGGATCGTGGAGGTGCTCAGGCGGGAGCGACCGGACGTCTACGTCGACCTGGGCGATCTCTTCCACAACTCGCGCCCGACGCCGGCGGTCTACGAGGTGGCGATGAGGTACTTCGTCGAGGTCGCCGAGTGGGCCTCCAGGACCTCGGGGCGCGCGTTCCTTCTGGTCGGGAACCACGACCACCCGACTCGGGGGTTGTCGCACCCGCTCGACCCCTTCGTTCCGCTGGAGGGATACTTCGACCGGGTCTCGGTGGAGGAGTGGGTCTCGAGTCACCGGGTGGAGGACCACCTTCTGGTCTTCCTGCCCCACGTGACGGACGACCGGGCGCTCCGGCGCGAGGCTGGGAGCGCGGAGGAGTACCTGGAGGAGAGCTCCAAGGAGATCCTGAAGAAGGCCGACCTCCCGATCGTCGTCTTCTCGCACCTGGAGGTCCCGGGGGTCAAGCTCGGGGAGTTCGACCCGGTGCAGCGGGACACGGGTGTCTCGATCCCGGCGCGTCTGATCAAGAGCAAGAAGGTGATCCGGGTGTACGCCGGGCACGTGCACAAGCACCAGGAGGTCGGGAAGGTGAATGTCGTGGGCTCCTCGATTCACGTGGACTTCGGGGAGGCCGACGATCCGAAGGGGATGATCTTAGCGGAGGTATGAGATGGACGAGAAGAGGTTGAAGAAGTTGAAACCACCACCGGGGGGATTCGGGGTCCAGGCTCCGAGCGCGCCGGTGGAGCAGGATCGAGTGTGGCTCTCGCTCGAGCGGAAGTACCGGGTCGCCGAATTCGAGTCCCTCGCGATCAACTTGGGGGCCTCGGTTACCCTGGAGCCGGGGGACACGGTTCCGGACGGGGTCAAGCGGCTCTTCTCGGAGCTTCGCCGAGAGTTCAACGACGTGCTCGAGGTGATGCGAGATCAGGAGGGGGTATGAGGGATCGCTTCATCGAAACCGGGGCGGACCCGACGCTCGAGGTTAGGTGGGAGCTCGACACGGGGTGGAACGGGAGGTTCGCGATCCCGGAGTCGGTCGCCGGTGCTCGGGTCAAGCCGGTGGTCTACGTGTCGGAGGAGCTCTCCGACCAGGTGGATCGCCACGGGCTCCGGACGGAGATCCTGGAGGCCGGCGCGATTTACTGCAAGGTGCCGACGGTGCACGTCGCGCGGCGGAAGGTGAAGCGGGACGCGCGCCACGAGGTGGAGCTGACGATCGAGGAGTCGCTCCGTCTCTTCGCGGAGGAGACGAAGCCGAGCGACCCGAAGGGGCTGGTGAAGTTCGCCGCGAAGCTCGCCCGGGCCGCGGACTCGGGGGATCGAGAATGAAGCGGAGTTCGAGACTCAGGAGGATGGCGTGATCTATCGACGGATAGGAGTGACGAACGCCGGGCCGTTTCTGGGGGAGTGGTCGGTCGAGCTTCCGCTCGGGCCCACCGTGGTGATCGCCAGGTACGAGGACAGCGAGGTTCGGAGCAACCGGGCGGGGAAGTCTTTCTTCGCGGTGGACGCTCCGATGTACGCGCTCCACGGGGAGTTCCGGGGGAAGCGGGTGGACGACTTCGCCCACCGACTCGCTCGAGGGCAGGAGGACGCGTTCGTCGAGGTGGAGGTCGAGAGCTCGGACGCTCGGGAGTGGTCGATCAAGCGGGGGCGGACCGCCGGTGGAGACCCGATTAGAGAGCTCAACGGATCGAAGATCTCGGACGAGGATCTGAAGCGGGCGGTCGAGCGGGAGATCCTCGGGTTGACCTATGACGAGTACCTGAACACGAACGCGTTCGTCCAGGGGGAGATCCACGGGTTCCTGAAGGCGACGCCGGCGGAGAAGCGGCGGATCGTCTCCCCCTGGTTCCGGACGGATAGGTGGGTACCTCGCGCCGACCTGGCGCGGAAGCGGTTGAACGCGGCGCGATCGGACCTGCGCGCGTTGGATCGTCGGGAGCGAGAGCTCGAGGAGGTGTTGAACGACGGGGACGCTCGGGCCGAGGAGCTCGAGGGACTGGTCGCGGAGCTCGATAGGTCGAGGGTCGAGGTCGATCGGGCTGAGGAGCGGGTTCGCGAGCTCAAGGCGGCGATGAAGGCGGAGGACGAGGAGCAAGGTCGCCGACGGGAGCTCGAGCGCGAGCTCGAGGATCTTCGGGAGGAGTGGGACCGACGATCTCGGAAGAAGGAGAGCGACCACCGGAACGCGGAGTTCGCGTTGACCAGGGCCAAGCAAGCGGTGAGGGAGGCCAGGGAGCGGGACGAGCGAGTTCGGACGCTCGAGGTGGAGGAGGAGGCGCTCCGGGCGGTGCGCGACGATCTCGCCAAAGTCCGGGACGAGGTGATCCGCTTGAAGCGGGAGCGGGACGAGAACGCCGATCGACGGAACTCCCTGCTCGAGAAGTACAAGGAGCTCGAGAAGACCAGAACGGGAGTGTGTCCGGTACTGCGCGAGGCGTGCGACCGGATCGAGGCGGACTCGTCGGTTCTCGACGAGATCAAGCGGGAGGGTCTGACCACGCGTCGGGCGCTCGAGCGCCTGGAGCGGGAGATCGAGGCGGCCGAGGATCGGTCGAGCGAGGCTTCGAGGTTCCGGAGAAAGTTGGAAAGCTCCGTCGACGAGCTCGAGGAGGCGCGGAAGCGCCCGGGGACGGAGGAGGCGGAGCGGAACTTCGCGGAGGTGGAGCGGAAGTTGAAGGAGGCGAGCGCGGCTCTGGAGCGAGAGGACCCGATCGAGCGCGACCTGGAGCGACTGGAGAAGCGGATCGAGGAGATCCCGGGGATCGACGCTCGGGTGGTGCGAGACCTTGCCGAGGCGGTGGAGCGGTGCGACGGAGCGGTGCAGCACCGGGACGACTTGGAGCGGCGGGCGGCGGACGCTCGCGCCGCGGTCGCCGAGTACGAGCGCGCGAGGGAGCAGCTCGATGGGATCGCGTCCGAGCGAGAGGAGATCAGGGAGCGGATCTCTAGGCTGGCCTGGACGAGCTACGCGTTCGGCGCGAGTGGGATTCCGAGTCGGGAGCTCGAGAACGCGTTCGGGGTGGCGGAGGACGCGATGAACTCGGTGCTCGAGGTGCTCGGGACGACGCTTCGTCTCCGGTTCGAGCCGACCCGTGAGCTCAAGGACTGGGAGCCGGGGTGTCTGGCGTGCGGCGAGGCGTTCGAGAAGGGCGAGCGGACGCACGTGTGCAAGGTTTGCGGGGCGCCGCGGCGGAAGCGCCGGCGGGACGAGCTCCGTCTGGAGGTGGAGGACGGGGGAAACGAGAGCTCCTTCGAGTTGGACTCGGGGGGTGGGAAGGTCCTCCTCTCGCTCGGGGCGAGGCTGGGACTCGCGACGTTGCCCGGGGCGATCCGGGCGGTGCGGTGCGAGCACCTGCTGATCGACGAACCGGACGGGGCGCTGGACGAGCCGAACCGAGCGGCGCTCCACGGGCTTTTGAGGCGAAAGATGAACGACCTCGGGATCAGGCAAGTGCTCCTGATCACCCACGCGGACGTGCGGCGCGAGTTCGACTCGGTCGTGACGGTGCACCGGTGGGACGACGAGGATCGGTCCGCGGTCTGGACCGATTAGGGAGGATTCGATGGAGAAGACGGTCAACAAGGTGACCTTGCTCGGACGGCTCGGGGCGGACCCCGAGCTTCGGTACATCTCGAGCGGGACGGCGATCTGCAACTTCGCGATTGCGACGAGTCGGTCGTGGAAGGGCAAGGACGACAACTGGAACGAGAAGACCACCTGGCACAAGGTCGTCGCGTGGGGGGCGCTCGGGGAGAAGTGTCACGAGTGGCTCGTGAAGGGTCAGCAAGTTTACGTCGAGGGACGGATCGAGACTCGGAGCTGGGAGGACAAGGACGGCGAACGGCGGTGGATCACCGAGGTCGTCGCGGAGAACGTGATCTTCCTGGGTAAGCCCAAGTCGGAGCGGACGTCCGAGGAGTCCGATCGAGGCGATGGGAAAGAATACGGCGACTCACCCTTCGACGACGATATCCCCTTCTAACCGATGAAGAACCTGCGCGCGGAGATAGCTCCCGGGTTCGTCTGGGAGGACCCGGAGGTGGGTCACGTGGTCGCTTGCGGGGACGCCACGGACGCGAAGTTCCTGAAGGACCTGATCGGGATCGGGAACGTCGAGCTCGTGGTCGCCGATCCGCCCTACCAACTCGCCGACGTGGCGAGTCGATTGACGTCCCTGAAGACCAACTCCAAGGAGCGGAGGGATCGGAAGGACCAGCACTTCGAGGAGAAGTGGGACAAAGTCGACGACGCGCAGATGGAGGAACTCCTCCAGCGGTTGGCGTCCGCGGCGGGACGTCTGGCGCCACACGCGAACGTGTGGGTCTGGACCTCGGACTGGTGGCTCTCCGACGTGAAGCGGGCGCTCCGGTCGGTGGGTCTCAAGGTGTGGCCCACCTACGTGTGGGCCAAGTCGAACCCGCCACACTCGATCAGAAAGGCCTGCGTCGCCTCGGCATGCGAATTCCTGGTGATGAGCTCGGGGGTCGGGGCTCCCTTCTATCTGGACAACCTCCCGAAGCAGCGGAGCTGGTTCGTCGCGGCGCCAGACGGGGAGTTCTTCCCGGTGGTTTGCCCGTGGTGGGTCGAGCGGCCGGTGGTGCACACCGTCGAGCGACTTCGGAGGGAGGACGGGGAGTTCTTGAACCGAGCTCAGAAGCCGCTGGACGTGATCGAGAAGCTCGTACGGACCGGGAGCACCCAGGGGGGTCTGGTTATGGACCTCTTCGGGGGGACGGGGACGACGTTGGTCGCGGCGGATCGAGCGAAGCGGGTCTGTTACTACGTGGAGCGGGATCCGGAGCAGGTGCGGGCCGCGGCGAGGCGGTTGATGGAAGACAGGAGGAAGCGGTGAAGCGACTGATCGGAGCGGGGTCCGGACCGTTGGTCGGGATCGATCAGTCGGCGCGCGGGACGGCGGCCGTCGCGTTGGTCGACGGCGCGCTGGTCGATCTGATGTACTACGCCGACAACAAGACCGCCGCAAGAAGCAGAGGGAACTCGGCGCGCTCGCGCCGCGGGAGGTGAAGGCGGGGGACGAGCTCGGGCGAGTGCTTCGGTTGGCGGACCTGCGGGTCAACCTGGGGGCGTTCCTGGCGAAGTGGAAGCCGACCCACGCGGCGCTCGAGGACTACGCTCTGGCGCGGAAGGCGTTCGCGCACTCGCTCGGAGAGGTCGGGGGGCTCGTGAGGATCGAGCTCCTGCTTCTGGGGATCCCCTTCAGGGCCTACGACGTCCAGGGGGTCAAGATCTTCGCTACGGGGCGGGGGGACGCCGAGAAGGCGGACATGGTCCTCGCGTGTCGGGACAAGTGGGAGGGTCGGAACTTCCTGGAGTTCGGGAAGACGGACGGGGCCGCGGGGAACGTGGCGGACGCCTACGTGATCGCCCAGCTCCTTCGGACGGAGCTCCGGATCCGCGCCGGTGAGGTGAAGCTGGAGGACCTCCCGGAGTCGGAGCGTCGGGGCTTCCTGCGGACGACGAAGCAGCAACCCGTGAACGTGCTGGATCAGCCGTTCGCGAAGGAGGTCGGAGATGGCTGAGATGTACGACGACTTGCGGGGCGGGGACCGCGTGGAGCTCGAGGACGTCGCGACGGGACTCTTCCGGGACTCCCTCGAGTCGGCGGTCGAGGGTGCGGTCGCCGAGGTGGTCGAGAGCTACTCCGGGGACAAGATCGGGAAGAAGGTGGGGGCGGAGATCGTCTCGACGGTGCTCGGGCAGATCCCGCGGCGGCTCCCGGCGTCGGAGTTGATAGACGAGCTCGGACGTCGGGGGTGGGAACTTCTCCCGCCGGCGATCGTGCGGGAGGTTCGCCGGCGGCTCGAGGTGTACGAAACCTTACATCGAACGCTTGCGGAGAAGGGTGTAACTCGGGTTAAGATGCAGCGGAAACCGCGGGTCAAGCGGTTAGCGGAGGTGCAATGATGATAACACCGGACGAGGCGGTCGACTTCGGTGAGGAGTTGGTCGCGGATCTCAACCTGTTGAGGGAGCACGCGGAGAGCGGGCGGCTCCCGCTGGGGGCCGAGGAGTTCGCGGAGGAGGTTCAGGAGAAGGTGGAGGGGATCGTGGAGTGGATCGACACGGAGTCCCACGTTACGGAGAAGCAGGACGCGGCGCTCCGCGGGATCCGCGGGGGCGTCGACCGTTGGTTGGAGCGGGTTCGATGAGTTGGGTGGCGGTGATCCTGAGCCTGCTCTCCTCGGGGTACGAGATGGAGCGGGGGCGACTCTCGGTCTATCGACCGGGGGACGGGTTCAATTCCGGCGAGCTGGCCTGCGGCGGGGAGTTCACGGAGGATCAGGTTCACATTGCTCACCGGAAGTGGTGGCGGATCGGGTGCGGGACGCCGGTTCTGGTCTGCGCGAGGCGGACGAAGAGATGCGAGTGGGCGACGGTGCAGGACGCCGGGCCCTTCGGGATCTACCGCGGGAAGCTGAAGCGGGCGGTCGCCGAGGGACGGTGGAAGGTCTGGGTGAAGCGGCGGCCGCCCCCGGGGTGGAGGTGGCGCGCGGTAGTCGACCTCTCGGTGGGACTCTGGAGGAAACTCGGGAAACCTCGGGCGTTGAGCGAGGTCACGTTGTACTACCGGTCGAAGTGAAGCCGGGGAGGATCGGGAACTGTACTGCAAGATGGACGTGGACGACAACTTCGCTTTGCAGGCGGGGCGACTGAGGAAGATGGCGTGTGACTGCCCGACGCCACCGGATCGACCCCTCGTGGATCGGGGGTGTCGGTGCCCGAGTTGCGGGGCGACGTGCAAGGAGTGTCCGGGGTACGGGTACGCCTCGCCTCCGGTCAAGCGGGTTCACCAGATCCTCTCCCGCGTCCGGAGTCAGATCCGGAGGCGGACCAGGGTTAGGGGCAACCCCCCGGGGTTCGTTCGGTTGACGATGATCGAGATTCGACTTCTCCTCCGGAAGCGGAGGAACGAGGAGACGGATCACTGGATAAGGGACTTCGTCGACCCCGGTCCGCCCGTGCGAGTGTACGACGTGATCGTGGTCGTGGACAGGAGACGAGAATGAACAGAGTGACGCACTACACCAAGGCGGAGGCGAAGGACTTCTTCGAGAGGTTCGCCGCCTACTCGGCCGAGTACGTTCGGGTCGCGATGAAGACGCTTCACCCCCACTGGCCGACGGGGAATTGCTACGACGAGTGGCTGTACGAGCACCCGATCGGGCACATACTCCACTTCACGGCGGGGGTCAAGTACTCCGGGACGATCCGACACTTCGTGCTCGGGCACCGGGCGTCCTCCAACTGGGTGATCGCGAAGGCGCTCGACCGGCGCTTCGACGCGCTCCGGAAGGAGCTCGAGCTCGACAATGACCTCCGGGCGGAGGCTGTGCAGGTGGTTCCCCCCTATCAACCCTCGTGGCACGCGGGGCACGTCAATCGGTACCTCGCGGGGACCGAGATTCGCAACGCGGGGATTCTGCGTCCGTGCCTGAAGGGAAAGAGTCCGAACCCGGAGAACATCACGCGGGACGAGTTCTTCAAGTTCGGGAGTCACGACGTCGAGGATCTCGACTTCTACTGGTGGCCTGAGCAGTGGACGACCAAGATCCCGGCGGGGATGAAGGTGATCCGGATCAAGACGTCGGGCGGCGTGTCCTTCTGGGAGTCGTTCTCCCGCGGGTCGTTGGCCACGGTGATCACGATCCTGCGGTACCTGAACGCGTTGTACCCCGAGTCGCTAGATCCGCTCTGGATGCTCGCTCACCACAACGTGAACCCCCACAAGAACGACGTCGTCCTCCCGGTGGATCTCCACGAGCTCCGGAACGCGGTGCTCTTCGACAAGACGCACGTGGACGATCTGGTCTGGCTCGCCGAGTACGACGACGTCGAGGACGGATTCAAGGACGACGACGATCCGTGGATGATCCAGGAGCTCGACGAGCGTCAGGCCGATCGGGCGGAGGAGGATATCGACGACTTCGATCCCCGGAGGATCGAGGGGGTGATCGACACGCCCCACGAGACGATCGAGGCGCTGCATCGCCTCGGTTACTACGTGGGAGGGGTCGAGGCCGACCCGAACCTGGTTCGACGATCGGTGCGGATCTTCCAGCGAGGGCGAGGGTTGAAGGTGGACGGGGACGCCGGGCCGGCGACGAACGGGCGACTCGACCGCGAGTTGAAGTCCTGGAGGATCAAGTGAAGCGGTTCAAGGTGGGTGTCTCGGTTTCGCGGGGAAACGGGAACGAGGACACGGCGGAGACCACGGTCGATCTCGAGGAGGAGGATCCGAAGGCGTTGAACGAGGTTCTGTGGAACCTCCTGGACAACCTTGGGGTGACGTCGTGGTGTGAGGAGGTGCGGACGGTGACGGTCTGTGCCGCTTGTCACCGGGCCGCGTGCTGGCACGGGGAGTTCATGTGCGACGAAGCCAAGGACGCGGGGACGGAGGAGCGGACGGTGGAGGAGCTCGAGGCGCTCGCCTTGGAGTCGCCTCACTACTGGGAGGAGAGCTATGGGAGTTAGCTCGTTCTACGTCCGGGTGTACCGGCCGGCGGTGATGCACGAGTTCGAGATCGAGGTGGACGAGGATCTGATCGGTCTCGACGACGAGACGCAGGTGAACAACTCACCGGCGCGGGAGGCGCTCCGCTTGGCGCTCCAGCGGGCCCGGACCGGGGAGGGGGAGCAGACCGATCGGATGGAGGAGGAGGTGGTCGCGCTCCTCTGGACGAGAGCGTCGATCGGTTGACGACCTTCCACCTGGAGGACGGACGTCGTGAGATCCGGGAGCTCCGCGAGCTCCTGAAGAAACACGCGCCGGACGCGACCCCGGTTTTCGCGAAGTTGAAGGAGATGGAAAATGAACCCAGATACTGGAAGGTTGCACGAGGTGGCGAAGGACCTGAAGGACGGGGTGGAGAAAATCCTCCCGCCGAGGAAGCCTCCGGAGACGGTGGAGCAGGTGCTCGCTCGAGCGAAGAAGAGGGTGGAGGAGCTCGAGCCGGACAGCGAGCCGCTCCCGGGAACCGCCGTTCCCGACGGGTGGCCCCGGTTCAACGTCGGCGACGAAGTCGGGCCGGTAAAGGGGTGGTGGATGGAGGTGGCTAGCGTCGACGTGATCGCGCAGACGATCACTCTGAAGCCGAAGCGGAGCGCAAAGCGGGTGAGGAAGACGACGCGGCGGAAGCGCCGGATCGGAGCTCACCGATGATCGTTCTGATCCCGGGTGGGTGCGGATTCGTGGGGTCCCACGTGGTCGACGAGTTGGTCGAGCGGGGGCACCGAGCGATCGTGGTGGACGATCACTCGACGTGCTGGCTGGACGAGGGGGAGGAGCCGAAGTTCCGGAACCCACAGCATTCGGTGACCTACGTCCGGGCGGACGTGAACCACGCGCACTTCCAGGTGGAGCGGTTCGGGGAGGTCGAGGCGGTGATTCACCTGGCGTGTCGACACCCGGTGGAGCGGGAGTGGGCCCTCTACCGGGTGGCGTGGAGCGGGTACGTCAACGGCGGGGTCGACCTTCTCCTGAACCTGGTGAACGCCGGCGCGCCGGTCAAGCGGTTCGTGACGCTGGGGACGACGAGTGAGCCCTCGTCCTTCACCACGCGGGCGAAGGTGCAGATCCACGAGGTGATGGACCACGCGCTCCGGATCGCCCTCGACTATTGGCACCGACCGCCGAACTTGGGGGTCTACCACCTGCTGGCTCCGGAGCTGGTCGGGGTGCGGCGACTGCCCGAGGCGGAGGTCCCGGTGGACGCGGAGACGGCGCCGGTGGAGGGGGCCGCGAAGAAGTTGGTCGACTTGGCGGACGGGACGGAGCGTCACAAGCACTTCCCGGGGGTCGGGCTCGGACCGGCGCGGTTCGACGCGAGGGGGTTGGAATGAGCGACGGCTACGCGGTGATCAGAAGCTCGACGCTCGCCTGGCTCCTGGAGCGGGCGCGGGTCGAGGGCGAGCTGAGGGACTGCCCGGAGGAGGTGGCGCGGGACCTGGGGAAGGCGCTGGTCGCGGGGAACGTCTCGGCTCCGGAGCCGGAGGAGAGGCTCCGGACGCTCGGGCCGGTGCTTTCGGTGGATCAACACCTCGAGCTCCTCCAGGACGACCGGGATCTCGATCTTCCGCGGGACCGCCAGGGCGGGGCGTTCTGGCGGGTGGTGGCCCGGGTGGTGCACGCGATGATGACCAACGAGGCGGAGGCGGTGCTTCGCCTGATAGGAGGGAGCGAATGAGCGCGACGAAAACGAAGCGAGATCTGGAGAAGGAGATCGCCGAGGTCAAGGAGCAGTTGAGCGACATCAAGGTCCTCGGGGCGCAACTGGAGGGCAAGAAGAGAAAGGAGCTCGCGGAGAAGGTGGCGCGGCTCGAGGGGGAGTTCCCGGCGCTCGTTCGGAAGGTCGACGACTTGACGACGAACTTCCACACCTTCGCGGCGGAGCAGAACAAGATCTCGAAGACCGTTCGGGAGCTCGTGCGGGCGAACAACTCCGCCTCGACGGTGATCAACTGTATCGAGCAGTGGCTCGACGCCAACCACGCGGGGTGGGACGGCGGGACGCGCGAGGCGGTGCAGCGGAAGGCGGACCTGATGAAGGAGCGCGCCGCGCTGGCGCAGGAGGCGCAGAGCGAGGGGGTCGAGAACGACCGGCGGCTCGAGATCGCCGCGCGGCTCCGGGAGCTCTCCGGGGAGCTCGGTTCGGAGGCGGTGGACGTGCCGATGGTGCTCTCGCTGTACCTCCAGGCGCGGGATCTGGAGCGGGCGCGGGAGTTCGTCGAGGAGGTTCGGGCTTCTGGGATCGCCCTCTCGAAGGAGGTGAGCGAGCTCGTGGAGCAGCTCGAGTCGCGGCTGGCGAAGCTGGACGAGGAGGGTGGACCGAAGCTCCCGCCCCCGGGTGAGCGGCGGATAATCACACCTTGATTTTATGAAACCATTAACCTGTCGAAGGGTCCAGCGGGTGGGTAAGCTGGGAGGGTTCGCGAGGAGTTCGTTCCGTGAAGATCGCGCCATCCGGCAGGAGAAACGCAATAAGACCGAGGAGATCGAAACCGGAGGAAGATCCGGGATCTCTGTTCGGTGAGAAGCTGATCACCTGCGTTCGCTGCGGTCGCGAGTTCCCCGCCTCCAAGCTCAAGACGATCCCACCCAACGCCGGACCCGACTCGCCGCGGATCTACGTCTGCGGCGACTGCAACCAGTAACGAGAGGAGGAGCCGAATGTCGAAGGGTTCGGTCGTGGACAATTTGGTCGAGAGCGCGGTGCAGCGGGTCAGGGAGGCGACGGAGGGGGACGAGGAGTTCGTCAAGAGGTTCGGGAAGTGGGAGCGACCGTCGTTCGCGCGGCGGTACGACCTGGAGAAGTTGTCGTCGTTGATCCGGTGGAGTCCGGTGGAGGAGGGGATCTTCGACGTTTCGCTGTTCATCAAGAGATTGGCGCCGGAGGATCGGCGGATCGCCGGCGAGATCGCCCGATTCTGTTCCGAGGAGTTCGAGGGGGGGAGCACGCCGGCGTCGAGCTGGACGCTCGAGCAGTTCAAAACCAAGTTCATCAGGCGCCTGGACGCCTGCGGATTCTAGGAGGAGAGATGGCACCGGAGCTCACGGTCACGACGGAAGTCAAGGAAGTCAGGAGGACGGAGACGCGCGAGGAGATGGGACCTCGGAGGAGGGTCAAGCGACTCTTCACCGAGAGGGGTGAATGGTTGGATCGGGTCTTCGAGGGGGCGGGACCGTGGAAGCGACGCGACGCGAGGATCGAGGGGAAGGGCGGGGTGGTCTTCGAGCAAACGGGGGTCGAGGCGCCGGAGAACTGGAGTCAGATGGCGGTCAACGTGGTCGCTTCGAAGTACCTTCGCGGGCGCCTCGGGACGCCGGAGCGGGAGGACTCGGTTCGGGGGTTGATCGAGCGGGTCGTCCGGACGATCGCCGACTGGGGGTTGGCGGACGGGTACTTCGAGGTGGGTGAAGATCGAGGGGCGTTTGAGGCCGAGCTCGCCCACCTCCTGGTGACGCAGCGGGCGGCGTTCAACTCCCCGGTCTGGTTCAACGTGGGGGTGGAGGAGCGGCCGCAGTGCTCGGCGTGCTTCATCAACCACGTGAAGGACACGATGGAGTCGATCCTCGACCTGGCGAAGACCGAGGGGATGATCTTCAAGTACGGGAGCGGCGCCGGCGTGAACCTATCCAACCTGCGCGGTCGGGAGGAGCAGCTCTCGACGGGCGGGACCGCGTCCGGTCCGATCTCCTTTATGAAGGGTTACGACGCGTTCGCCGGCGTGATCAAGTCGGGGGGTCGGACGCGACGGGCGGCGAAGATCGTCTCGTTGAACGTCGACCACCCGGACATCGTGGAGTTCGTCAAGTGCAAGCGCGCCGAGGAGGAGAAGGCGCGGGCGCTCGTGCGGGCGGGGTACGGCGAGGGGATCGACGGGGAGGCTTACGCGTCGGTGTTCTTCCAGAACGCGAACCACTCGATTCGGGTGACGGACGCCTTTATGCGGGCGGCGGACGCCGGCGAGAGGTGGCCGCTGATCGCGCGGAAGACGGGCGAGGAGGTCGGGGAGGTGAACGCTCGCGAGCTCCTGGACCTGATCGCGGAGACGTCGCACGCGTGCGGGGATCCTGGACTCCAGTTCGACGACGCGGCGAACCGTTGGCATACCTGCCCGACGGACGGGAGGATCAACGCCTCGAACCCATGTTCGGAGTTTATGTTCCTGGACGAGAGCGCCTGCAACCTCGCCTCGATCAACCTCCTGAAGTTCTTGGACTCGGGGGGAGGGTTCCTGATCGATCATTTCACCCACGCGGTGGAGACGTTGATCCTCGCCCAGGAGATCCTGGTCGACCGGGCGAGCTACCCCACCAAGGGGATCCACGAGAACAGTCGGACGTTTCGACCGCTGGGGCTCGGGTACGCGAACCTCGGGGCGACTTTGATGGCGAGAGGTCTCCCCTACGACTCGGAGGCCGGCCGGGAGTTCGCCGCGGGGGTGACCGCTCTGATGACGGGGGTCGCCTACCGGCGCGCGGCGGAGATCGCCGCGGTCAAGGGGCCCTTCGTCGGGTACGCGGCGAACGCCGCGGCGATGCGGGGCGTGATCGATCGGCACCGGACGGCGATTCAGGAGGAGTACGCCCTCGCCCCGGTGGACCTGGTCGTCCGCGCTCGGGAGGCGTGGGACGAGGCGGTCGAGCTCGGGGGGGAGCACGGGTTTCGGAACGCTCAAACGACCCTACTCGCGCCGACGGGGACGATCGCGTTTATGATGGACTGCGACACGACGGGGATCGAGCCGGATCTGGCGCTTCTGAAGACGAAGAAGCTGGTCGGGGGCGGGGAGATGACCTACGAGAACCGGGCGGTCGATCGGGCGCTCCTGCGGCTCGGGTACCCGGTGGGTGATATGAAGCGAGCCGTTCGCCAGCTCCGGGAGACGGGGCGCCTCGACGGGGTCGTGAGGGAGGAGCACCTCCCGGTCTTCGACTGCGCGCTCCCCGACACGGCGGGGAGGTCGATCCCCTGGGAGGGGCACGTCCGGATGCTGGGGGCGGTTCAGCCGTTCCTGAGCGGGTCGATCTCGAAGACGGTCAACCTCCCGGCCGACGCCACGGTGGAGGACGTCAAGGCGGTCTACGACCTGTCGTGGCACCTGGGACTGAAGTCGATCGCCATCTACCGGGACGGGTCGAAGGAGTCCCAGCCGCTCGAGACCAAGGTCAAGAAGAAGAACGGAAACGGGAACAAGCGAACGCTCGACCTCGCGTGGACGCCCCCGGAGAAGGTGATCGGTCGGCGGAAGCTCCCCGGGACGCGGCGGAGCTTGACGCACAAGATCGACGTCGCCGGTCACGAGGGGTACGTGACGGCGGGGATGCACGACGACGGACGACTCGGGGAGATCTTCGTGGTGATGGCGAAGACGGGGAGCACGGTCTCCGGGCTCCTGGACGCGTGGGCGACCTCGACGTCGATCGCGCTCCAGTATGGAGCCCCGTTCGAGGTGCTGAAGGAGAAGTTCGTCCGGACCCGGTTCGAGCCGGCGGGGTACAGCTCGAACCAGGAGATCGGACTGACTACCTCCGTCCTGGACTACATCTTCCGATGGCTCGAGATCGAGTTTCCGGACGGGGTGCGGCGAGGGGAGAGGACGCCGTCGATCGAGGTGGAGGAGGTTCCGAGTAATCGACACCGACACGTCTCGGGCCCACCCTGCTCGAACTGCGGCTCGATCATGGAGCCGAACGGCGCTTGTCACCGGTGCCCCACGTGCGGCACCACCAACGGTTGCGGCTAGAGGGTCGGTTCCGTCCAAATCTGGCCCCTTGGGGCGCTCATAACGACCGAGGACGAGGGAAGGGACGCCGGGGTCACCGGCGCCTCCAGCGGGCGCATACGCCGTTACAAGGGGTGGAGGTCGAGATGAACGAGAGCGAGACGAAGTTGCTGGCGGTGGGGTTCGACCCCGCGGAGGTGGCGGCTCTGAAGCGGCTCCAGCGGGAGCTCGAGGCGGCGGGTTACCGCGTGGCGGAGCTCGGGCTCTTCGGGCGGAAGACGCCGGTCGCGGTGGTCGCCAAGCGGGAGGACAGGAAGGCGCCGATTCGGACGTTTATCGCCGCTTGTCGTTCGCTTCTTAGGGCCGCGGAGGAGATCAAGGACGGGGAGGCGATCTCTCCGGAGGAGCAGGAGACGATCGCGGCGGTGCGCCTGACGGCTCGGGTCGCCGCCGGGCGCCTGATGGTTCGGCGGATGAAGACAATCGGAGGCGAGGCGCATCACCAGATGGCGGAGGCGGTCAACCGCGTGGAGGAGGTCCTCGATGGCGATTGAGATCGAGCGGGCGAGCGACGGGAAGCGGTACAAGCTGAGGGTCGGGAGCCGGTCCTGGCACCTGAGCGCGGCGGAGGTGCGGTCGTTGCGTCGAGGGTTGATCGAGCTGGGCCTGGAGGACGAGACGCCCGAGCTGATGAGCGTGAACGGAACGAGTGTGCTCGTGAACGGGGCGAGGGTGGACCTCCGCTTCCTGCGGACGTTCGCGAACAAGGAGAGCGGTTCCCCGGGCGAGACGGAGGCGCGGGTCAAGGTGAAGTGCGGGGGGTGCGGGAGGTGGAAGACGGTCCAGCGGGTCGGGCTCCGGGTGACGGCGCCGGGAGTCGTGGATCTGCAACCACGTTGCCACGAGTGCCGGGCGATCCTGAACAGGGGGCGTAGATGAGCGAAGTCGAGCTCGAGTGGCACCTGATCTACGCGATCGTGGTGGCCGGGAAGTCGGCGCGATTCGCTAACGTGGTGATCGCTCGACTAAAGGAGATACACCTCGCTCGAGGTGAGGGGAGTCCAATCAATCACTTGGTTGCGCATCCGGAGGATCTTCGAGCGGCGAACGCGGGGCGGTATGGAATTCTCGAGAAGGCGTTTCTCGAGTTCTCCCGGAGACAACCGGAACTGAGGACTTGTCACCCGAGGGAGTTGGAGCGGATTCCCGGGATCGGACCAAAGACGAGCCGGTTCTTCGTCGTATGGACGCGACCGGAAGCGCGGTTCGCGGTCCTCGATCGACACGTGTTACGGTGGATGAACGCTCGACCCCCCAAAACAGTCCGGGAGTACGAGGAGCTCGAGCGCGAGTTCCTGGAGGAGGCCGATCGACGGGGACAGACCCCGCGGGAGCTGGACCTCGAGATCTGGAGGAAGGCGGCGACCGCCCCCAACGTGGTGTAGGAGGTTGAGATGTTCAGAATTCCACGTCTCCCCTGGGACGAGTTCTTCATGCTGCACGCTCATCTGGCGGCGACGCGCTCCACTTGCGACCGCGGACCGGAGCTCCTCTTCGACCCGGGGAGGCACGGGGTCGGGGCTGTGATCACGGTGGACAACCGGATAATCGCCGGGGGGTACAACGGGAGCCCCCCGGGGGAGCCCCACTGCGACGAGTATCGTTGTCCCGAGTGCGAGTGGGAGGCCGATCGAGCGGAGGTCGAGTTGATCGCGGCCGCGCCCAACCTGGAGGTGAGGCCGCGGGACGACGGACCGCCGCTCTGCCCCGAGTGCGGGGCGAAGTTGGTCGGGGGGCACCTGATGAGCGGGGGTCACTGCGTTCGGACGCTTCACGCGGAGGAGAACGCGCTCCTCCAGTGCGCGCTCGACGGGGTGTCCCCGAAGGGCGGGACGGTCTACACGACGGCGAGCGCCTGCTGGGACTGCTCGAAGCGGTTCCTTCGGGTCGGGATCTCGCGGGTCGTCTTCGCCGAGGACTACGGGAGCCGGTACGGGCTCTCGGAGGAGGCTTGCAAACTGCTCCGGCGCGCCGGGGTCGAGCTCGCGCAACTGGGCGTCGAGCGGTTGAAAGGGAGGCTGTTATGACCGAGAAGAGAGCGGAGCTGGTCGTGGTGAGACCCCACGCCGAGATGATCACCCCGAAGTACGACTCGGCGTGGGCGGATCACGCCCTCCGGCTGGTCGAGGAGTGCGGGCGGGTCTCGCACAAGTCCGAGGACCGGATCGAGTCGGGGAGCGCGGCTCCCTTCATCCGGAAGGTGGGGATCAAGTGGAAGCACGAGTCGATCCTGGAGCACGCGGTCTTCACGGCGTGCTTCGTGGGCTCGCGTTCGATGAGTCACCAGCTCGTCCGCCACCGGCTCGCGGCGTTCACCCAGGAGAGTCAAAGGTACTGCGACTACGCGCCGGCGGGGGAGGAGTCGGGGCGGCTCCGGGTGATCGTCCCGCCGTCGATCGCCGAGGTGTCCGAGGGGACGGTGATCCGGCGGACGGAGGGTGGTGGCGTCTTTGTCGAGGGTTACCAGGAAATCACCCACAAGTTCGAGGTCTTCTGCCAGAAAACTCTCGCGGCGTACGAGGGTTACCAGGAGCTGAGACTTCGGAGCGTGCCCTCGGAGGACGCTCGGGAGCTCCTGCCGAACGCGACGAAGACCGAGGTCTACACGACCTTCAACCTTCGCCAGTGGCGCCACGTCTTCAAGATGAGGCTGGACGCCCACGCGCAGTGGCAGATCCGCGGGTGCGTCCGGGACGTGTTCGAGTACTTCAAGGAGAACCTCCCGCTGGTCACGGAGGGGGTCACGACGCTGGGCGGCGAGGTGGTCGAGTGAGGTACAAGACCGCTCTGATGGACGGGTGCGGGTTCGCGAAGGCCGCCTACGTGCCGGGGAGGCGGACCCTCGCGCACCGGTTCCTTCAGCGGGTCCTGAAGCTTCAGGAGCTCGACCCGGAGCGTCGGCTCGTGGTCTGTTGGGACCCGGAGGACAACGTCTCGAAGCGGGTGGAGCGGTTCCCGGACTACAAGAAGTCGAGGAGGGGCAAGGAGCCGGACGAGGAGTACCGGGGCGAGCTCCACGACCTCCTCGGTCTGCTCACGCACCTGGGGATCGACCAGGCGTGGTCGGTGGGGTGGGAGGCGGACGATGTGATCGGGACGCTCGCGAGGTGTCTCCCTCAACCGGTCCTGGTTCTCACGCGGGACCAGGACCTCCTTCAGCTCGTCTCGCGCGAGGTTCACGTCTTGCTTCGGATAGGGTCGGAGGAGAGCGTCGTCGACGTCCTGGAGGCGAACGATCGGCTCCCGGTCCCGCTCCGACTGTTTCGGGACTACAAGGCGTTGGCGGGGGACACCGGGGACGACGTGCCCGGGGTGCCCGGGATCGGGGAGAAGAAGGCCGTCGCCCTGCTGGGGTGGAACCCCTCCGTCGTGCCGGAGATGATGGCGCTGGGGCACCCCCAGGGGGATATCCCGCGGGAGTTGGAGGGGCTGGTCAAGAAGCTCCGGGCGGCCGGGCGGGAGCACGTCGGGTTGATGAGGTTCCTCGTCTCGCTCCACGACGTCCCGGTGACGTTTCGGAGGGGGCGGCTCGACCCGGAGGCGGCGTTCGAGGTGGCGCGGGATCTCGGGCTCAAGATAATCGGTCGGAGGATCGCCGAGGTGTACGACCTGGAGGGTTAGATGAGAAGCTGGACGAACGAGAGGTACCGCTACCAGGCGCTGGTCGAGTCGGTCGAACCGGTGGCGGTGGTCGAGACGAAGGACGCGTGGTACTGGAGCGCCCTGTGGTGGACCGGGGCGGTCCTGACGTTGGGGCTACTGGCGCTCGGGATCTCGCGTCGGACGTTCCTGGACGAGTACGCGACGACCCTGATCACGCGGCAGGGTTACTCGCGACTCTGGGAGAGCCTGAGCGAGCGCCTGATCTTCCACGAGGGGCGTCACACGACGCAGGCGACCTGGTTCGGGTGGATCTTATTCCCGGTCGCTTGGATCAACCGGCGGCTCCGGGCCTGGCTCGGGGCGCCGGGGTTCGCGCTCGCCTACTTCGTGCTCCCCCTGCCCGTCGGGTTGGCGGCGGGACGGTTCTATCTGGAGTTGGACGCGGACAAGGCCGCGTGGAGGGAGTGTATGAAGCGAGGGTTGATCACGCCGGAGGAGATCCGAGCGAACGCCACCCACCGAGCCGAGCGGCTCTCCGGGGGCAACTACCTGTGGGCCTGGCCGCGACCGTGGGCGGTCAGAGCCTACCAACGAGCGGCGGAGGACGTGATCCGCGCTCATTTCGGTTAGGAGGGACGAAGATGGAGTTCGACGGAGTGAAAGTGTTCTCGGCGACCAAGGCGAAGGAGCGGGAGTCGCTCGGGGAGCGGGTCACGGACTGGATCAAGAGGGAGCGTCCGAACGTGGTGGACCGCCAGGTGGTCCAGAGTTCGGACAGCGAGTTCCACTGCCTCTCGCTGATCATGTTCTACCGGGAGGGGAAGGTCGAGCCGACGAAGATGCCGAGCCGAGGGAGGTCCAGATGAACGGAGAGGTCAAGGTCACGACGGACGAGGACCGCAAGGTCACCCTGAAGGTACCCGAGGGGGTCCCCACGAAGGCGGTGGTGATCTGCGGTGGGGCGTGGTTGACGCCGACCTGCGCGAGGATCTCGAACGGTCGGGGGGACTACGAGCTTTTCGAGGGGGAGCTGACGCTCTTCGGAGCATGGGCGATAGCATCGGAGTTCGAGCACAGCAACCTGACGCTGTTCGACCCGGGGACTGGTCGGCGCTGGATCCGGGTGGGCGGTGATCGGCCGTGGGTGTCGCTGTGAGGCCGCGGCGGAGGATTCAGGTCGGGGCGCGGCTCGATCTCCGGGTGAAGTTCGTCAAGCGGGCCCTGGTCGAGCAGGAGGCGCCGGAGTCGCCGGAGCCGCAGTTCGTCCCGGCGTGGGAGGTGGACCTCGGGGAGTGGTTCGAGATCGGGACCGAGCAGATCGAGGCGTTCGAGGACGCCCAGGCGAGCGCGGAGACGCTCCCGAGGCAGGTTCAGCGGGTCGCGGACGCGGTGACCTCGGAGGCGACCCACCGGCTCGGGGAGGTGCTCAACGGTCGGGACGACGCGATCGGCGAGGAGCAGCTCGACGCGGTCGCGAGGTTCCTCGGGGACGAGGACCCGCCGTGAAGTTCGCGCGACACGTGCTCCCGCTCTGCGAGGCGGCGGGGTGCAGGAATCGGCTCCTGGACGCCGGGAAGCCGGGTTTGATCCTGCGAGACGGTCAGTCTCACCTCCTCTGCGGGGCTTGCGCCGAGATCTTCGCGCTCGGGGTCCAGGAGGTGGGGGCCGCGCGGGGACGGATCAACGGGATGGACGTGGACCTCCGCGTCCTGCTGATCGAGGGGGGAGGTTTGCCCAGTGCCTGACGAGACGAAGTGCCCGATCTGCGGGTCGGAGGGGTTCGACCTGGATTACGACGAGGTGGACGTCGGGGTCGGGGTGATCCGGGGCAACTACCGCGGGATCTGCCCGATTTGCGGTGAGATGAGCCAGTGCAACACCTGCGGGAAGTGGTGCACGCGGGAGGACAACTCCTGTCCGTGCGTGGAGGCCGAGCGAGATGGAAGAGCGAACGATTAACACCGAGGGGGCGGTCGCCTTGATCACGGTGGAGAACGGGGTCCTTCGGTGGGAGGAGCGCGCGGAGATCGAGCTGGTCAAGGGTGATCCCGTCGCGCTCCAGAAGTTGGTCGACGACTTGAACTCGAGGGTCACCGATCGGCGGGTTCGAGTTGAATTCGAGCGCGAAAAGCGAGAGGACGATTTGATCGACGTCGATCTGACGATGCGGACCACGAGGGCGATCGCGGACAAAATTCGGTTCGGGGAGCTCGGCGGGTTCTCGATGGGGGCGAAGATTCGCTCCAGGGAGCCCTGGCCGGGCTGGCCGGCGGGCGAGTCGAAGCCGCGGGAGAAGGCCAGCAAGTTCGAGTTGCCGCGGGCCGCTCGGGAGATGAGTCGACTCTGGGAGGGGGAGAAGGTCGAGGACGGACCGAAGAGCGCGGAGACGAAGTTTCAGTACGAGCCGCCGCGGTTCGCGTACCACGTTCTGGACCTCCCGGGGACCGTGGAACTCGCGGAGGAGAAGCTGGACGCCCTGGGCGAGGACGGGTGGGAGCTCGTGCAGGTCTACGACGATCGGATGTTCCTGAAGCGTCCGACTCGCCCTGGTGGTGGACTGGGGGTGTGGTGATGGACGTCTTCCACGGGGTCGGGGACTTCTCCAAGTTCGACGTGGGGCGGCCGCTCGTGTTTCGCACGCCGTGGTGGAGGCGTCTGTGGTGGTGGATCGAGACCAAGGTGCTCCGCCGACGGAGGGAGTACCCGGGGACGTTCGTGATCACGGAGGTGATCGACTCCACGCGGGTGGAGATCGAGCGGAGCTGGACCTGCCCGGGTTGCGGGGAGGTCAAGCCCTGGTCGGAGGGGGCCGCGGACGACGCTCCGGAGCTCTGCGACGACTGCTGGGCGAATTGGTTCAAGAGGTTCGAGTGTTGAGATGACGAACGAGCGAAGCGAAACGGATGAATTCAATCGGGTTCCGACGGATATCCACACCTTCGTGCTCCAGAGGGACGGGGAGACGTGGAAGGAGGTCCCATTCGAGACCCTGGTTCCCGGGGACCTGGCCAGGTTCGAGGACTCGGACGGGCGGAGACCGGGCGTCTGGAGGATCCTGTCCAAGCCGGAGCCGGCGGTCTCGGCGGCCGGGGAGTTCACCCACCTCGTGACGTGCGAGGAGGTGGTTGACGTCGAGACGTTTGAGCTCCCGAGAGGTGGTAAATGAGGAGAGTGATCGTCGAGTCCCCCTACAAGGGGAACGTTCGGCTCAACGTGGCGTACGCAAGGGCGGCGCTCCGGGACTGCATCGGCCGCGGGGAGTCGCCCTACGCGTCGCACCTGCTCTACACTCAGCGGGGGGTCCTGAACGACGCGGTCGAGGCGGAGCGGAAGCTCGGGATCCGGGCCGGGTTCGAGTGGCGCCGGGCGGCGCACGCGACGGCGATTTACACCGACCTGGGGGTGACCGAGGGGATGGAGCTCGGGGTCGAGAGCGCGCGGGAGTACGGTCACGCGGTGGAGTACCGGACGATCGAGGGTGGAGCGAGCCGGAGAAGCGCGCGAGGGAGTTCTCGGTGGAGGACCTCGAGGAGTTCCTGGAGGACGCGGAAGACCGCCTCCGGAGGGCGCTCGAGCGGTGGGGGAAGCTCAAGGCCAAGGTCGAGGACACGATGCGTAGCGTTCTGGAGCGGTACGAGGAGCGCCTGGATCAGATCCGCGAGAACGTGACGGAGAACGTTCCCGAGCTGAAGTCGATCGACTCTCAGGCGCATCAGGAGGCGACCAACCGGATGTTGATCAACGTGGACGAGGCGCGGAGGTCGTACGCGATCTACGACGCGCTCCGGAGCGTCTCGGTCTGGATGAAGGGGTACCTCTGATGCAACTATCGATGTTCGAGGAGGGAGAGAGACGGAAAGAGAGGAGATATCGAGGAACGCTCGATCAAGCTCGGGATCGGGTGTTCGCCAACCTGGATAATGGGAGCTTCTGTCCGTGTTGCGGTCAGTTCTGCAAGCTCTACAAACGAAAACTCAACAGCGGGATGTCGGCTGCGTTGATTTGGATCGTTCGACGTTACGAGCGTGAGCGGGACTGGATCAACGTTCCTCGCGACGCGCCGCGTTTTGTACTCCGGACCAAGGAGTACGGAACGACGAGACACTGGGGTCTGTTGATGCAGAAACCGCACGACCCGGAGGACGACGACGGTCAGACGAAGACGTCCGGTTTGTGGAAACCGACCGAGAAGGGAATTCGGTTCGTTCACAACCGAATCTCGATCCCCAAGCGCGTCCACCTGTATAATAATCAGGTTCTGGGGTGGTCGGAGGAGCGTATCACGATCGAGGAAGCCCTGGGTTCTCCGTTCAATTACGCCGAGTTGATGTCGCGAGGTGAGGAATGAGAGTTCTCCCCGCTGACCTGTCGGAGGTGGAGCTGAGAGCTCTGTTCGAGGTCTACGTGGGGCCCAGGACGAACGTCGAGGTCGCCGAGGCGCTTTGGCCGGACTCCGAGGGGTGGAGTCGACCCAACGGTCGAGGGGTGCAGTCGCTCGCCCGAAACGCGGCGAAGGTGCTCCACCGACTTCGGGCTCGCGGTCTGATCACGGTGGAGTACGGGCGAGTATCCAGGTGGAGGATCGCTCCCTACCCACTCGTGAGCGGTTTTAGGTTCTCCAAATGAGCGAGTTCAGGGAGTGGGCGGAGGCGGAGGTCGCGAGGGCGCGGGAGACGCTCGGGATCCCCTCCCTGCGGCTCCTGGCGGCGCGGATATCGGGTTCGGACGCCCTGCTTCTCCTGGAGCTCGGGGGACACCGGTTCCGCCTCACCGTGCCAGTGAAGCGGCGGAGACGTCGCGGGAGACCTCCCCGGAGGCGGACCTTCGAGGAGGAGGTGATCGGGTCGATCGGCGACCAGGTCGCGCTCGACCTGGAGGAGAACTTGTTCGAGGAGCTTTAGAATGCCGACGTTGAGGGAGGAGGTCGAGGCGCTGAACGTGACGATCTGGGAGCGGCGATTGAGCGACCACGTGGTCGCCAAGGTGGGGCAGTTGGTCCAGACCGACGACGCTCTCCAGCGGGCCCGGAGTCAGTTCCTCACCCTGACGATCGAGGACTCGCGCGGTGGGTGGGTCTGTATACGTTTATCGACGTTTCGGAAGCTCCTCCGCTGGATCGGGGGACTGAAGTTGCTCGACGCTCGGCGGATGACGGAGACCGAGCGGAGGATAGTGGACCGGAGGAGGCGATTATGAGCGAGTGCGACCACCCCTGGCACGAGAACCCCGGTTTGATCACACCTTGCCCGGCGTGCGGGGAGGGGAGTCGAGAGGTCGCCTCGCGGACCTTCGCGCTGGTCTGGCGGGAGGTGGGCTCGGAGCAGACGTTCGAGGAGATTCACCGGGAGTGGACGGACGACCCGCGGCGGTGGTCGGAGGAGACGCTGGAGTGGTTCAACGATACCTTGAAGTCGGGGGAGCCCCCGCGGGAGCTGATGGCGGTATACTACGTCCCCCCGGACCGGGCGCCTCCGAGGAAGCACGTTTGGGAGAAGACGAACCTCTTCACTTTGCGGCGGGGGAAGGCGATCTACGACACCTACCGATGCGAGGTCTGCGGGGAGCGGTCGAAGCGGTTCGGGATCGGCGGGGACTACGTGCTGGACGACCGGAGGAAGCGCGGTCAACCTTGCCCGGGGGACGGGCGGGAGTTCGCGCCGCGGGTCAGGAGGCGAAGATGAGCGTCAAGACCGAGGAGATCTGCAAGCGAACGCTTCGGAACGGGTGGGAGCTCGTGTTGCTGGCGAACGTTAAGGATCAGCCGACGGAGCACGTCGGCGGAGTTCACTGGTCGGTGCGGAAGGGGTCGGTCAACGAACGAGTGAGCGAGACGACCGCCCTCGCTTTGATCCTGGACGCCAAGGGGGCGAGATGACGAAGCTCACGAAGGAGGTCCTCGAGAGGGCGGTGGAGTCGATCCCCCGCGAACCGCACCCCAAGGAGCGGGAGAGGCTGATCCGGAAGGCGAACATTGCGACCGCGGAGCTCGCCGGCGGCGGGCGGCTCACGGAGGCGCAGAGCGAGCGGTTCCTGGACTTCTGGCTGAAGGGCGTCCGGGAGCACGCCGAGGCGTTCGAGGGGCACCTGGAGTCGGTCCGGGCTCACCTGCGGTCGTACCTGGAGCCGGAGGTCGAGGATGGGGACCGCGAGCGGGTGGAGCGGGTCCTCGCGGCGCTCGAGGACCGGGAGAGCGACGTCCGCCTGGCGGCGTTCGCCTCGTTCGAGGCGAGTCGGGTCAAGCTGGTTCCGTTCTCGGCCGAGGAGACGATCGACAAGTTGAACGGAGAGAAGTAATTATGCCGGCGTAGCTCAAATGCTTAGAGCACCCCCCGGGGAACCGGGGGGAAGATGGCGTGAGTAGCGTCCGCCCGTCGGCTTTCTATCAGGTGGTGAACGAGTGGCGAAGGTCAAGACGACGCTCGGGCGGACGCTCGAGCTGAAGATGAGTCAACTGGTGGGTCGGAGGGTTCGGATCGTGCGATCGCTGAGCAACGCGTTCGGGCGGTTTCCGGCGGGGACGCTGGCCACGGTCTCGGGTCACTGGCAATCGGGGGTGAACCTGGAGTTCGACGCCTGCGAGAGGTGCGGGTTTCAGCCGAGGATCACCAAGGTGCACCGGGATCTCGTGATTCTGGTCGAGGACGAGGGGACGGAGATCCCGCCGATCGAGCCGAGGAGGCGGAGATGACGACGATCGAGGAGGGGAAGGTCCGCAAGGGCGGGGTGAACGAGGCGCCGCGGGAGCCGAGACCGGAGCCGCCGGCGCCGGCGCTGATTCCAAGGGAACGGCTCACGGAGGCGCAAAGAGCGGCGCTCGATGCGATCGAACACATTAGAGAGCTGGGACGGATCCTGCCGGGTGTTAGTCACTGCACGCCCGGGGAGGCGGCGCGCCTCGCTTACCTGGACGGCGAGAGGTGCGTTCGGCGCGCCTTCGGGTTGCCCGATCTGCCGACCGACGCGTCCGGTCACTTCATCAGGCAAGCCGCAGACGAGTGGCCCCCGGAGCGGGGATCGTGAACTTCCCGCCGGTGACCAGCAAGGCCAGGAATCACGCCAACTTCCGGAGGGGAGTGTACGGGAACCGACTCCGGAGCTGGACGCTCGAGGAGTGGCGCCCGGGTCTGATCGAGGGGAACGTGGTTCTCCGGTACCTGGGGGAGGGGGGCGGCGGTCCCTGCCTGTACGACGTTCGCCAGGGGGACGTGGAGCTCGAGGTGGATCGACTGACGCTCGAGGGGTTCGAGCGGAGGAGGTTCACGGTGAACGAGCGGGCCCCGGACCACCGGGTGGTGATCCAGGGGGAGCACCTGAACGAGCCGGGGGGAAGCGTACGATACACCACGGTCAGGGCGCAGATGAGGGACGCCCTGCGGGAGGAGAGCCTCGAGGTGGACGAGTGGCGGGGGTTCCGCCTGCTGACGAGCCCGATGACGCCGAGCTCGAGGGAGGATTACCTGGCTCTGCTGGAGCGGTTCCCGAACCACGCGCTCGAGGTCTCCGTGTACGAGGGGAACCTGGGGGACCTTCCGGGGAGGAACGCGATCGTGTGGGAGGTCAGAGTCTACTGAAGGGGGTTGGAGTGCACCGAAGGAGGGAGTGATGAGCTACCGCTGCGGAGTGGGGGCGTCGATGAGCAAGCTCGGGTTGGTTCCGGGTCCACCCGAGGTGATCTGCGACGGTTGCGGGTTGAGGTGGAGGATCGAGAGGAACCCGCCCCCGGAGTGGTTTCTGGACGGGAAACCGCCGCCGAAGTGGACCGGGAGGAGGACGGAGAGCGAACGCGTGGACCTGTGCCCGAGGTGCTCGAGGGGGGCCTCGAGGTGAGGATCGCACGAAGGGGGAATCACCCGCACCGAACCAACGCGAAGCCGGAGGTGGAGATCGTCACCGGGGAGACGTTCGGGACGACGCTCAAAGAAGTTCCGAAGAGCGTCCTCGAGTGGGTGATCAGGTGGTTCTGGAGGCCCTCATGAAGAGGAAAGAACAGAACCGAACTCAGGGGGGAGGGTGACCACCCTCCAGCGTGGAACGAGTTCCGGGGGAAACGACGAGGGGGAACCGCGGGGGACGGACGAACCGAACCGACGAACCCACCCACCCTCAACCGACTCGCAACCAATCGAATTCACTGAACCGAACCGGGGGAGAGGACGCCCCCCACCCGACCCCGAGGGGGACGACGGGGCCCGACGGAGGGGGATGTCGTTTACTGCGCCTTCTCGGGGTCCGGGGCGCCTCGCCCCGGGGGTTCGAGACCTCGGTCTCGGTGACCCCTGTGTACACTCCCTAAAGGGAGTGTATATCAACCAAGTCAAAGGCTTGGAGTTCCGGGGAGCTGGCCGAGGGAGCTCCGCGGAGCTCCTCGCGGGGGGTCGCCGGGGGCGACTCGGGGGCTCGCGCCGGCGAGCGGACGAGGGGGGCGTGGGGCCCGATCGGGCGAGGTGGGCGTGTGTCGCACCCCGGGGCTAGGCAGCGATCGGTGCGCCCCTCGGCTGGGCCCGCGTCCATACACACCCACCCATACAAGACTGTATCCACCTGGAATCACTGGAGTTTCGCGCTTCGCGGCCCCTCATCGCGGCGAGAATCGCCCGATTTCGTACACTTGCTCGGGAGTCGAGGGATCTCGGGGGGTTGGCGCCCGACGAGGCGATTCCGACCCGGGGTTTCGCCTCGGGTGAGAAAGTGTACGGGGTTCGAGGGGGGTCACCGGCATCCGGCTCATTCCGGTTACACGGGGGAGGAGGTGACGACGATGCCGATCGAACTTCGTGATTATCAGCGGCGGGCGGTGCGGGGGGTTCTCTCGGAGTTCGGGCGCGGGCGGAGACCGCTTGTCGTCTCCGCCGCCGGGTCCGGGAAGTCCCACGTGGCGACGGAGCTTGCCCGCCGGCTCTCCGCGGACGGGCTCTCCGTCCTGCTCGTTTCCCACCGTCGGGAGATACTCCGGCAGCTCGCGGACTCCGCGGTTGCGGTTGGGGTTCCGCCGGAGGACCTCGCGGCGCTCTACCCGGGCTCCCCGTTTCCCGAGTACGACGGACAACCCGTCCTCGTGGCCTCCCACCCGCTTCTCGCCAGGAGGCGGGAGTTACCACCGGCGGACGTTCTTCTGGTCGACGAGGCGCACCGGGTCGCGGCGCGGACCTACGCGCGGCTCGTTTCGTCCTACCCGGGGGTGCGGGTCGCCGGGTTCACCGCCACGCCGGTCAGGTTGGACGGGAAGCCGTTGGGGGCTCACTTCGACTCGATGGTCGTCGCGGAGCGGACCGGGCGTCTCGTTCGGGACGGGTTCCTCGGGAGTCCGGTTTGCTTCGTCGCGAAGGAGGAGTTTCAGCCCGATCTGGCGGGGCTTCAGCTCCTCCGCGGGGACTGGCAGCCGGGGAAGCTCCGGGCGCGGGTTCTCCGCCGCGGTATCGTGGGGAACGTCGTGGACGCGTTTCGCCGACGTGTTCCGGCGGACGGGACTGGCGTCGTATTCGCGGTTTCCGTCGAGCACGCGGAGCGTCTGGCGCGTCGGTTTTTGAACGCCGGGGTCTCGAGCGAGGTGATCACGGCGCGGACGTCGATCTCCGAGCGGGACGGTCTCCGAGATCGACTGAGGGGAGGGGAGACGCGCGTGGTCGTCAACGTCGGCGTTCTCTCGGAGGGCTTCGACTTCCCGGAGGTCAACGCGGTCGTTCTGGCTAGGCCGACCTGCTCCCTCACTCTCTACCTTCAGCAGGTTGGGCGCGCGATGCGACCGCGCTCGGATGGTCTCCGGACGATCGTTCTGGACCACGCGCGGAATGTTCTTCGTTTCGGGTTGCCGGAGGCGGAGCGGACGTTCACGCTTGAGTTCGGCGCTCACCAGCTTCCGGAGGAGAACCTTCCGAGGGTCTGTCCGGAGTGCGGCGCCGCGGTTCCGCGGAGGGACCGGATCTGCTCGTTCTGCGGCGTGGAACTCCCCTCCATCGAGCGGATCTCGGTTCCGCGGGAGGAGCGGGGGATCCCGCTCGTGGAGCTCACCGCGAAGATGAAGGCGGAGATCCGGGGGAAGCTCCGGAGTTTTCTCGCGGCACGGGGGGACAACGACGAGGCGTGGATCGACTCCGTGATTACGGTCTGGGAAGATGCCCAGGCTTGAACCCGGTGACGTCTGCGGGATTTGGGAGGTTATTCGGGAGATCCAGCCGGGGAGGCCGGCGCGACGCGGTTCCAGGGTTCTCTACGAAGTTAGATGCCGGCGCTGCGGGTCAACCGCGGCGAGGTCCGCCGTTGACGTTCGGAAGAACAGGGGCGGTTGGTGCGGCGCCTGCGCCGGGAAGATTCTGTTTCGCGGGAAGTGGGTCGATCACGCGGAGATCTCCCGCGTTCTCGACGTTCCGTGGAGCGTGCTCGAGTACCGCCTGGAGCGGAATGGGATGGACGTCGAGGCGGCGGCGGAGGACGCGCGTCGAACCGCGCCGAAGCCACGCGCGAAGAGGGTTTGTCCGGAGTGCAAGCGGGAGCTTCCGCCGGAGATGTTTCACGGGAAGGGGAACGGGAAGGCGGGGAAGAACAAGCGTTGCGCGGAGTGTCTCGACGCCGTTAGGAAAAGAGCGGAGGGGGAGCGGTTTGAGGTTGGGACCGTTTGTGGAACCTGGGAGGTGCTCGCCCCCGTCGAGGGGCTTGATTTTTACCTCGTGAGGTGCGTTCGTTGTGGGGCGGAGGCGCGCCGGCGTTCGAGTGACCTCCGCCTCTCCCGGCGGTGTGGAAGGTGCTTCGGGAGGCACGAGGTGAACGGTCGGTGGATGTCCGTCGGAGATCTTGCGGAGGCGTTCGGGGTGACTCAGCGGACGATCCGGGAGCGGATAAACGCTGGTATGAGCGCACTGGAGGCGGCGGTGACGCCGACGAAGCGGAGGAGGAGGCGGGCGGACGGGTTGAAGGCGTGCCTCGGGTGCGGGAAGGTCTTTTCGAACTTGGGATCCAAGGCGCGGTGTAATCCGTGTCAGTACCGTTACGACCGCGGCCTCCCGTCGTTCCTCTCGATGAAGAAAAGCACCGTTTGAGCAAACCTAATCGCCCCCGGTTTTTCTTTGAGCGGTTGCGCCGGCGTTCTCCCCGCGACACCCGAGCTCGACCGCCCTCCGGGCGGCGCGGACGTCCGGGAGGAGCGTCACCCGCCGGTCGATCAGGGCGCTCCGGAGCTCCCCCAGGTTCGGCCCGAAGCGGACGTGGTCGGGGTCCCGCTCGAGCTCGTCGATCGTCCGGAGGCAACCCTCCACCCCCGCGAGGGCCCGCTCCAGCGCGGCGAGCCGGGCGTCGTCCTCCGGACCGACCCGTCGCTCGTGGGCGACCGCTCGACTCGGGCTCCGGAAGCTCCGGCCGCACGCCGGGCACGTGAACGTCCTCCCCTTCAAGATCCAGTCGATCCGCTTCCTCACGACGTCACCTCCAGCCCCAGGTAGGCCAGGATTATCTCGACCTCCGCCGGACTCGACCCCACGTAGTCGAGGGCCCGGAGGACTCGCTCGCGGTCCGTCCAACCCCCGCGGCAGGTGTAGACTCCGCCGACCCGCGCCGGCGCCGGCCGGTACCACGCCCCCGTGCTCCAGTCGATCCAGGTTCGCCCGAAGTGACTTCTCGGTCGCCGGCTCATCGGGTCACCTCCAGGTCCGGTTGGACGCCGTCGGTTCGCGCCGGAGCGCCTCGACGTCGTCCGGGTGGAGGATCGAGGAGGCGACGCGGGCGAGGCGCTCGAGCTCGCTCGGGTCGGCGTCGACCCGGAGGACGATCGCCAGGGGGAGGGGTTTCCCGCGGAGGACCCGGCTCGCCACCCGGCGGGCCAGCTCCTCGAAGCAGGCCCGCCGGAAGTCGGCCGCCTCGTCCAGGAGGAGGACTCCGCCGGCGGCGAGCTCCAGCTCCCCGGCGACCGCCTTCGGGCCGGCCGTGTGGTGGGGGGCGCGCAGGGCGCACCCGAGGACCGCTCGGATCGAGCGGCAGTGGGCGAGGACCTCGCCCTGGTCGTCGGTTCGGAACACGGTCAACTTCATCTTTACGCTCCTCTCAGGAAGTCGCGCGCCGCTCTCCAGCTCCGCGCGAACAGTTGGGCGTGACTCTCGTGAAACTCGGCGTGGAAGATCGCCCAAGCTTCCCGGGTCGGGAGGCTCGGGGGGTCCAGGTCCCCGTCCTCCAGGACGAGGGCGGCGAGCAGGTTCTCGGCCGCGGCGCGGACCTCCAGGCGGGTCCGGGTCTCGGAGATCTCGCGGCGGTAATTGGCCAGGGGGCGGCGTCTCATCGGAGCACCTCACCGAGCTCGGGGTAAACTTCGAGGGTCAGGTCGGAGTACTCGCCTCGCTTCAGACAGGCGCGCTCCGCGGCCGCGCGCTCACCCTCCCAGTCGAAGGAGGAGCTCGCGGCGTGGACCACCTCGGGGTGGGCGGCGAGGAGGTTCTCGAGCTGAGTCTCCAGCCCGAGGTCGTAGGAGGAGGTCGGGAGACCGAGCGCCCAAGCGCGCTCGGCGCGGCGGAGGCGGAGCCTCCACACCCGGTGGAACCGGGCGATCAGGTCGGCGTTGAGTACCAGGAACAGGGCGTTGATCGTGAACTCCATCTCGTCCTCCTTTTTGTTTCCCCCGTCGCTCATATTTAAATCTTAGCACAGGGAAAGATTAGGTCAATAGGGAAACTGTATTTTTTTTTGAAAAAGTGTATCAACTAGAATCTATTGACTAAAGCTTGGGCGAGGTGACGGAAGAAGTCGTTGACGTCTCCGTTCAGGAAGTCGATCTTGACGATCGTCGCCTTGATCCCCGCTTGCTTCCCGGCCGGGGCGCCCTTGATCGCCTCGATCACCACGTTCGAGTCGATCAGGTGGAGGGTCCCGTTAGGGGCGGTGAGCTCCCAGGACGCGTACGGGAGGTTCTTCTCCTCCAGGAAGGTCTCGAACCAGTCGTTGAAATTGCTCATCTCACACCTCCTGGTAGGTCGACCACTGTCCGATGGGCGGGGGGACCTCGTCGTTCCGGGGCACGATCTCGTCCGTGTCCGGGTGGAGCACCACCCCGAGGACCCGACCGGACCGCTCGCCGGCGTCCCAGGCGGCGCGGACCGCGTCCTCCGCGATCCGGTGGTCCTCCTCGGTCACCTCGCCCCAGCGGCCGGCGCGCTCGGGGTTCGCCTCGAGCTCGACGGAGCCGTCGACCCCCAGGGAGAACTTGTGGCCGAGGGCGGCGAGGGCGGTCTGGTAAACGGTCAGGGCGAGGACTGCGGTCTGGGTGGCGTCGTTCATCTTGTTCCCTCCGTCGTTCATATTTAAATCTTAGCACAGGGAAAGATTAGGTCAATAGTGAAACTGTATTTTTTTTTGAAAAAGTGTATCTATCGACAACGACTGAACAATTAGAAGAGGGAGCTACTCGACCTCCACGAGGTACCCCTCCAGATCAGCCCCCTCGTGGACCTTGGCCTCCACGAGGAGGTCGAGCTCCCCCTCCTCGAACCCGATCGCGTCCACGGTGCAGGTCTCGAGCTCCTCGTCCCAGGTGAACACGGCGCGCTTGAACTTGGCGGTCACTGTGATCTTCATCGTGGCCCCCTACTCCGCGATCGGGTACAGGTTCTCGACGTCCTCGCCGAGGGTGATCTCGGCCGCTTGCTGGGCGGCGAAATCGGCGCCCCAGCATACCCGGTCGCGGTTCCACTTCGCGTGGTCGATCCGCCAGTAGTACCGGTCGATCCGCCGGAGCTTCAGCCCGTTCTCGAGCTCCACGAGCTCGCCCTCGTCGGCCGCCTCCAGCTTCGCCAGGATCTCGGCTTTCGTCGGCTCGAGCGCCTCCGAGGTGTAGTCCACGTCGACGTACAGGTTCCCGCCGAGCAGGATCTCGCCGGTCTCCGAATCGCGGTCGACGCTCTCGTGACTCTTCGCGATCTCCCGGACCTCCGCCAGGGGGACGCCCGCGTCGCGAACTTTGACCGCGAGTCCGGAATCCACGCCGAGGTGACGGACCCGGACGCTGACCTGACGCGCGCTCCAACCGCGGGACTTGAGGGCTTTTCGGATACCCTGGGCGATCTCTTTCGTGGTTTTCATCGTGCTCTCCTTCGTCGTTGTTCCGTCGTTCATATTTAAATCTTAGCACAGGGAAAGATTAGGTCAATAGGGAAACTGTATTTTTTTTTGAAAAAGTGTATCTATCGACAACGACTGAACAATTAGAAGAGGGAGCTACTCGGGGATTTTTTCTATACACTTTTCTGAAAAAAAAATACACTTCCCCCTTGACTAAATCTTATCGCGTGTCAAGATTATATTATGAGCGACGGACGAAACGAACTTCAAACCCCAACCAAGGAGGACCAAATGTCCAGTTCCTTCAACTTCCCGACCCGCAACGACAACTTCTCGATCTCCCCGGCCGCGGCCGCGGGGCTCCTGGACGTCTCCCGGATGACGGGCGACGACGACTGGAACCTGGTCCTCCGGTTCCTCCACTGGGACGGGACCTTCTACTCCCTCTTGACGAACCAGGAGCACGGGGCGGTCCGCTTCTTGGCGGACGGGTTCGGGGACCTCTCCTCGGGCGTGTTCCCCGCGGGGTCGGTCTCCACGATGCTGTGGGACTGGTCCCACGTGCGGGACTCCTCGGACGAGGGGCTCGCGCGGATGGCGAGCTGGATCCGGGCGTGGGTCGCCCACTACACGAGGTAGAACTTCGACGGGGGGCCCTCCGGGGCCCCCGAGGAGGGTGTGACGATGAAGGAGTACGAGCACAGGACGGATCTGGGGCGGCGGAGTTGGGAGCGGGCGGTTGAGAACCGGAGGAGGGCGGCGGAGCGGCGGGAGCGGGAGCGTCGGGCGCCGCGGCCGGGGGCGTTGGAGTGTCTCCGGGCGCTGGTCGAGTCCTGCGAGCGGGAGGGGTGGCGATGAGCGCGAAGATCGAACCGGGACTCGAGGTCGGGGCGGAGCGTTGGCCGTACGCCGGCGCTCACCCGGATTGTTGGGGGCGTCCCCACCGAGGGGTGGTCCTCGATCAGACGGACCCGCGGGCGTGGTCGGGGTCGATCGCCTTCCCCCGGGAGCCGGGTCGCGGCGAGGTGCTCGAGCACCTGATCAAGGTGGGGTGGTCGGAGGACGAGGTTCCGGTCGCGTGGGAGTTCGGCCGGGTGTACTGGGAGCGGGTGGAGAACTTGAAACCTTACGACGAGGACGTTCGCG